CTACCTGATCGTGAATTCCTGACAGCCGAGGTTCGTCATGTTCGACGCCGACTCGATTGCGACCGCGCAGGCCGAGTGCCTGCCGGGTGAGAGCGACGCCGCCGCCCAGAACCCGTGCTTGCCGGCGACACCGAGGCCGGGCGATGGCAGGTCAGCAGACACCGCATGATGCCAACTGCCGTCGATGAGAATGGCCACCGAGATGGATCTGCTCGGAGTGCTTGGGGCGAGCGCCCAACCGTAGAAAACCTTCACTCGACCGGACGCATCCGCGAGAGCCATCTGCCCAAGCGGTGCGGCCTGCTTTACGACGGTGACCGTCTGACACGGCGGAAGGCTGTTGTTACCTGCACCGAAACCAACCCCGACGGTGCAGATGAAGTGGTCGCCCAGGCTCAGCTCGAAGGTCATCGAGTACCCATGAGCACCAGGAATACCGTACGCGTGCAGGTTCGAGGATGCCCGATCCGCGCTCGTCGCGTGCCATTTGCCGTCGACCGTGATGCCGACGGGGATCGTCGTGTACATGTCCGAAAGATCGAACGCGTGGCCGGAGACCGTGACACTGGTGCCTGAGACCCTCACATTCGCAGTTGAGTTCACGTCGAAGCGCTTCACTGCCTCCGAGTACGTGTAGCCATCCTTGACCCACCTCGAGAGGTAGCGGCCGGCGGTCGTCATCCCAAGCGGGTTCATGTGGGTGGAGTCGTCCGGCGCCATCCAGAACGACTTCGGCATGAGCCCGACGCCCATGGAACCGTAGTCGGCGGCTGTGGGCACGCGTCCAGCATCGGTGAGCGCGCCGTTCAAGAGGTAGTCGGAGAGAGGGATGGCCCGCTCGCCATACGTCTGTCGAATCCAGGCGTTCACCTGGTTGCGGTTGTTGTTGAGCGGGTTCGAGTAGTCCCAGCGAGGCGGAAGCTGGATCACGTACGCCTTGGCGCCGACGGCGGTGTGCGCCTCGACCACCTTGGCGATGACCTCCTTGACTCGCGCAGTGTCTTCGATGCCGTTGGCACCGATCCAGAGCACACTCGACGATCCGGGAAGCGGCGTCTCGAGCGAATTGATCCGCGTGCCGGCGGCCACCCACAAGGGACTGCCCGACCCGCTGCGGGTGAACTTCCAGTGCAGGCTCGCGTCCGCGAGGTCAGGGAAGTGCGTGATCTTCCCGCGGATTCCGCCGATCTCGACGTCGAACGTGATCCGCCCCAGGTACCTCGAGTCCATGGGCAGACCAACAACATCCCCGAGGTTCACTGAACCGGAGCCCGGCACGAGGATCGTCTTCGAAAGGCTCGTCTGGTAGACGCCCGCGATCGTGCCGATGGCGACCGGACCGATCGACCCAACCCCGTAGTTCCGGACGTTCCATCCGGGCAGGTACGTACCAAGATGGCCGCCGCCGCACAGGTAGTCGATCGACGAAGAGCCGTAGCACTGCACGGTCGTCGGACTGGACTGACGCGACTCAGGGGTCGCACTCGGCACAGGCGGTGCGGTGGCCGTCGGAGGCGTGCTCGGCGCGGTTGGAGAGGCGGGGCCCGCCGTCGTCGGCTGCTGCAGGTCCTCATTCGCACTCGGACCTGTCGACGCCGGCGGAACCTCCGCATCATCCGTTTCGGAGGGTTGGGGAGACGGCGAAGGCGCGACAGCTGTGGGGGCCGCGGTCGGGGCCGCCGTGCCCGTGGGCGGCGTCGTGGCCGTCTGCTGCGGGGATTGAACAGCACCGTCGGTCAGCTGACCATCGAGGGACGGGTCCGAGACTGGCGGAGTGGACGTCGGACTCGCCACAGCCGGTGTGAGAGGCGCAACCAAGAGGGCAAGGCTGAGCACAAGAACCGTGAGTACTTGCTTCGCTGCGGACCGCATCCGGGATTCCTATCGTCGTGCTGGAAAGGCAGCAGGACGAAGCTCGGCGGCAATGCCGGCGCGGAAGATCGGGCGGACGGCACGCTTGTGAGCATGCGGTCACCAAATCAGAAGTGAGCCCTGCGATCCCCCTGATCGATCCCCCAGCGGCGCGAGAGTCTCTCAGAGCTGGACCGCGCCAGAGGAGAAGTTAGCAGGCAATCGCTCGCCTCGATTCCCCGGGGAGCTCACCGATCAGGGATTTGCGCGGCTGATCCGAGTATCAGGACTCGGGGGTCTCGCCCGGGGCGACCGAGCTTGAGGTGGCGGTTGACGCCTAAGGGGCGGGCTCGGCCGACTCCGACGGCACTGGCTTCGGGGACTCGGGTTCCGGCTCGGTGCTCCCTGGTGCCGACGGGGTCGGGTTGGGCGACGTGCTCGGCGAGGTCGAGGGCGCCGGGTTCGGCGTCGTCGTGTTCCCCGGAGGCGTCGAAGGCTGCGCGCTCGGAGACGGCGTGGCTGTGTCCGGCACTGCTGCCGCGGGCGGAACGTACACGTCCGCCGGAGGCACCCACCCGTCGTCCTTCTGCGGGTCGCCAGATGGCGGGCTCCAAGTCGGTGCCTCGCCGAAGATGTCGACTGCGACACCGTCTGCGTACTTGTTGAGGAACTTCTGCGGGTCGACATGAGTTCCGTCGACGATCGTCTCCAGGTGCAGGTGCGGCCCCGTGGATGCGCCGGTATTGCCGAGCAGGCCAACGAGCTGCCCCGTCTTCACCTCGTCCCCGACCTTGGCTGCGGGCGATCCGGCGATCAGGTGCCCGTAAACGGACCGAACCTGCAGGCCGTCGATCCGGTGCTCGACAACGACGTGAGCACCGAGCCCCCCGCCGTCGGTAGGATCGGACTCGATGACGATGCCGTTGGCGATGCTTCCGACTCGCGTGCCCTGCGGGCCGGCCATATCGAGACCACGATGGTTCGAAGAGCAGCCAGAGCAGGGAGCATTGCGCGGTCCGAAGCCGTCGGAGATGCGCACGAGGCTCATGTTGACGGGCCACTGGACACCTGGAGCTACGCTGCCGCCTGTGGCACCGGCGGCGACGTTCTGCACGACCGGTACGTCCCGGGCTCCGATGAGCTGTTCCGGCACCGTGCCCGAAACCGTGTAGGTGACGCCATCCGCTTCCTTGGAGCTCACGACAGGCACCGTCGACTGACCGTCGTCCACGGCCCCCGTCACCGCTGCGGCACCAATCGTCGCGGCAGCGATCAGTCCGAGCGTCGCGGCGACGACCGGCACGGCGAGAAGCCTGGCGCGGCGGCGCTCTTTCGCGCGGCGGGCACGGCGGCCAGGGAAATCGAGGTGGGTGACGGGCTGAGCGGTGGATGACTTCGGCAAAGGAGTCTCCTGCGGTTGGTGCTTCAAGGGCAACGTGTCCGAGTCTAAAGAGCACTTTGCGAATGCGGAAGAGTCGATTTTGAAAGGCAGGAGAGAAACGGCCTCGAGAACTGCGCGATCCGGGAGCGGCCAGCCTCGGTTCCGCTCACGTCAGATATCAAGCACACGCTCGCTGAACGGTGACGCAAATTTTCGGTCGGGATCGAACTCCGTCACGAGACGGCAGAATTCCGGAAGGCGCGGATAGAGGTCGCTGATCGCGTCGCGATCAAGGGAGCTGAGTTTGCCCCAGTGCGGGCGGGCGCTGAACGTCGTGAGGCTCCTCTCGATATCGACGAGCAGTTCAGCTACGGCACCTGGGACCTTCTTCCAGGTGAAGGCGATGCAGAGCACGTCCTCGCCCTGCGTCGGGCTCAGCCAGAGACCATCGCCCGCTATTGTCCTGAGCTCGCTGACGTGTAGCAAAGTCAGGAGTCGCGGAGCGTGAGCGCGGACCGCCTCGAGGGTTGCTCCCGCGTGCCGGAGAGGCACGAAGTGTTCGCTCTGCAGTTCCGAGCCGACACTGGGCGTTGAGGCGATAGGAAAGTGGCTCTTGGGACATCCGGTGGGGTGAGGCTCGCCGGGTGAGGTGTGGCGGTCGGGGTCGAGGTCCCCGAGGATCAGAAGCGCTAACTCACTGATCTTCACGAGGACCTCAACGTGCTTCACCCTACTTCCGTGCGCCCTGACGTGCGCTCTTCCTGTCCGTGTTCCCGCTGTGATCTGTTGCTCGGCATCGATGGTGTGCATGTCGAGCATGTCGACCGCCGTGATGACGTGTTGGTGGTGACGGTCTCGAGCCCCGCGACGCCGGCCGGGTGCCCGTCGTGCGGTGTCATCGCGACTGGACGAGGGCGTCGACGACGAGTACTTCATGATGTGCCCGGCGCGACGCGAGTGCGCATCTGGTGGCGGCAGCGCGTGTGGCGCTGTGACGAGGAAGACTGCGCGCGGAAGACGTTCGTGGAGCAACTGCCGACCCTTGTCGCGCCGCGAGGATCGATCACGAAGCGCGGCATCGACTGGGCGCTCTGGCAGCTGCGCCGCGAACACGCCACGATTTCGGGGCTTGCCCGGCAGCTGGGCACGTCGTGGAAAACGGTATGGCGGGCCATCGAACCCCGACTCATCACGCTCGCCGCCGATGAGTCCCGGTTCGAGAACGTCACCACCCTCGGTGTCGATGAGCATGTCTGGCACCACGTCGATGCCCGCAAGCGGGGCCCGAAAGAGCTGACCGGCATGGTCGATCTGACCCGCGACGTGCACGGGAACACCAAGGCCAGACTCCTCGACCTCGTGCCCGGCCGATCGGGGAAGGTCTACGCAACCTGGCTGGGTGAGCGAGGCGACGCCTTCCGGAAAACCGTGGAAGTCGCGGCGTTGGATCCGTTCGCGGGCTACAAGACCGCGATCGATGACCAGCTCGACGATGCCGTCGCGGTGCTCGACGCGTTCCACGTCGTGAAGCTCGGCACCGCGGCCGTGGACGAGGTCCGACGCCGCGTCCAGCAAGACACCCTCGGACACCGCGGCCGCAAGGGCGACCCGCTCTACGGCATCCAGACCATCCTCCGCGCCGGAGCGGAGAACCTCACCGACAAGCAACACACCCGCCTGACCGCGGCGATCGATGCCGACCCCGCCCACGATGAAGTGTTCATCGCCTGGCAGTGCGCGCAGCAACTACGCTCCGCGTACCGCCAGAAGCATCTCACCGAGGGGCGCAGAATGGCCGAGCACGTCACCGACCGGTTCCATACCTGCCCGATCCCCGAGATCGCCCGCCTCGGCCGGACCCTGCGCCGGTGGCGGTCAGCGTTCCTCGCGTACTTCACCACCAACCGCGCGAACAACGGCGGCACCGAAGCCGTGAACGGCATCATCGAGCTCCACCGACGCCCCGCCCGCGGCTACCGCAATCGACACAACTACCGACTCCGCATGCTCCTCGCCGCAGGAGGCCTCACTTCATGACCCCCACCCAATGTCCGAAGAGCCTGATTGGTTGGCCCGGACGCCGGTCAGCGGGAGCCGCTGCTTCGGAGCAGTTCATCCACGCGCGCGCGGTCGATCTCGAGAATGAGGGCGATGTCGCTGCTGGCGTAGCCCTCACGGTGCATCGCTGCCACTGCAGTCGTGAGGCGTGTGTCGGCCACAAGCTGCGCATGCTCCGCTCCCTCAGACGCAGTCTTCGCCGCGGCAATCGTTTCGTTGAGAGCGCCGAAGTCGAACGAGACGGAGAGGCTGGTCGCACTGTGGTCGAGGCCAGGATGGCGCGTCTCGAGGTAGTCGAGGACCTGTCGCGCAGCGTCACCAAGCGTCGCCCCTTGGTGACGGCGCTCACTGAAATTCCTCGGTTCTGCTCATCGAAATTCCCCACTCTGGGTTGCTCCGCCGCATGAGGCGGGCCTTCCTCGATGCTGGTGGTCTCTGACCACACACCAGCCCGAGGAAGGCCCTGTTCTCATGCTCTCAGAGAGGAGCAGCGTGGACATCCACGCTCTGAAACGGCAGGGGATGACGATCAGCGAGATCGCCCGCCGCACTAACCATGACCGCAAGACCATCCGCGCGTATCTGAACGGTGAACGCCAGCCCGGGATGCGTGAGCGCACCATCCCGGACTCGTTCGACGCGTTCGTCGACTACGCCACCGCGAGACTGACCGAGGACCCGCACCTGTGGGCGGTGGCGCTGCTCGACGAGCTGCGACCGCTCGGTTACGAGGGGTCGTATCCGACGCTGACGCGGCAGATTCGTGCCCGCGGGCTGCGTCCGGCGTGCACCGCGTGCGCGCACGTCACCAAGCGCGCATACGCGGTCATCGAGCACCCGCCCGGGGAGGAGACCCAGTTCGACTGGGTCGAGATGCCCGACCCGCCCGCGCATTGGGGGTTCGGACGCAAGACCGCGTATGTCCTGGTCGGGTCGCTCGCGCACTCGGGTGTCTGGCGGGGCGTGATCTCCCCGTCGATGGACACCCCGCACCTGCTCGCCGCGATGACGACCCTGCTCGCCCTGCTGGGCGGGCTCACGAAGACCTGGCGGTTCGACCGGATGCGGACGGTCCTGGACCACCGCACCGGCGACCTGGTCCCGCAGTTCGCCGCGTTCGCGAAGCACCACGGCGTCACCGCGGTGGTCTGCCGGCCGAGGTCGGGGAACAGGAAGGGCGTGGTCGAGAAGAACAATCACACCGCCGCGCAACGCTGGTGGCGGACCTTGCCCGACGACCTCACCCTCGAGCAAGCGCAGGCCAGCCTGAACACGTTCGCCGCAGGGCAGGACGACCGGCGGCGTGAGGGCGAGCTCGGGACGACGACAGCGTCCGCCCTGTTCGTGAACGAGCGGCTCAGACCGCTACCTGCGGTTGTGTTCCCTGTGATCATCACAGAGGAGCGCACCGCGACCCGGCAAGCGCTGATCGACTGGCGCGGGAATCGCTACTCCGTCCCGCCCGAACTCGCCGCCGCGAAAGTCGAGGTCCGGCAGCGGCTCGGCGCGGACATCATCGACATCGCCACCGCATCGGGGACGGTCGTCGCCCGCCACCAGGTCGCCGAACCCGGCCTCGGCGTCACGATCCGCGACAGCGGCCATGTCACCGCACTGGAGGCCATCGCGATGGCGTCAGCGACACCAGGACGCCCGCACCGCCGCAAAGAACGCATCCCACCCGGCAGGGCCGCGCTGCGCGCTGCCGCAGCCCTCACCAGCGCTGCAGCGCAGCCTTCGACCGTGATCAGCCTGGCCGTTTACGAGCAGGCCGCGAAGAACAGGAACACCCTCCGATGACCACAACCACAGCCACCACGACGGCAGCGAGCGTCTATCAATAGCTGCGCGGCCACCTCACCGACCTGAAACTCGCCGACGCCGCGGACGCCCTCCCCGCCGTCCTCGACCAGGCGCAAGCCGAAGGATGGACCCTGACGCAGGCCCTCGAGCACCTACTGCGAGTCGAGGTCACCGCCACCGACGCCCGCCGCTTGGCTGGCCGGTTCCGTTTCGCGAACCTCCCCACCGGGCAGACCCTGGACGACTTCGATCACGACGCCGCATCCGGCATCGACCGGTCGCTGCTGGCCGAGCTCGGCACCTGCCGGTTCATCGACACCGCCACCAACGTGCTCCTGATCGGCCCGCCCGGCGTCGGGAAGACCCACATCGCCACCGGCCTCGGCCACGCCGCCGTCACCGCCGGCTACCGCGTCTACTTCACCTCCGCCGCCGACCTCGCCGCCCGCTGCCACCGCGCCGCGATCGAAGGCAAGTGGTCGACGATGATGCGTTTCTTCGCCGGTCCGACCCTGCTCATCATCGACGAGCTTGGCTACCTGCCACTACCCGGCGAGGCCGCCTCAGCCTTGTTCCAGGTCATCAACCAGCGCTACCTGAAGACCTCCATCGTGATCACCACGAACCGGCCGGTCGGAGCCTGGGGCGAGATCCTCGGCGACACCACCGTCGCCGCAGCCATGCTCGACCGGCTCTTGCACCGATCCGTCGTGATCACCCTCGATGGAGCCTCTTACCGGCTCCGCCACCACGCCACCGCCGCAGACGAACTCCGCCGCGTCACGACCGGCACGAACCTGCGCTAACCTGACCACGCGACCTGAGGAATTCCGATGAGCAACTCTGGGGAATTTCGATGAGCGCCATCATTGGGTCACGTCGTCTGGCCCAAGGTGGAACTCCCATCCGCCTTGCCACCGCTTTGCAAGTACTGCGACTTCTGACATGACGTGCCCCCTGTCTGTGCGAGGCGTCTCCGCCTGCCACTGTTTCTGGAAGCCCAGTCTGTCGCTTACTCACTCCAGGAAGTGGGGTCTCCTGTCGACTGTGGATAAGTCGCGCTGCTGCCTGGTGAGCGTGGGGCGGGCCGTGGCAGAGCACCACCGTCTCCGGTCCTTGGGGTGCTACCTTGACCTCATCATGATCGGCCCGCTCGCCTCACGGCTCGGGCTGATTTTCTTTTCCGGCGGGCGTGGCGCGGCCGATGTGGTCTTGCGCGGCGACGGTGATGACTGGCATGGCCCCTGCCTTTCCGGCTTGATGGAGCTGGTTACTCCGAGGCGGAGCTGTCGTTCGATTCGATTCCGGGTGCCGAAGCGGATGTTGTGGGCGGCTCCAGCTCGCCACTCGCGAGCTCCGCGAACTTACGTGTCATCGTGGGGTTGCCGCGAGTGAGCTTCTTGATGGTCACGTCTTGCGCTTTGTCGTTGGCGATGCGGAGGTTGCGGTCCGAGCTGATGAGAGCTTCTTTCACCTTGTTGAGTCGGACTATTGCCTTGTCGATCTCGTCGATGGCTTCCTGCGATTTGCGGGTGTGCAGTTCCCAGTTCCTCGCGAACGACTGCTGGAACGTGGTGAGGTGCTCCTCGAAATGCGTGACGTCGACGTTCTGCGCTTTCACCGACGCAAGTTCCGCCTTGTACTGCAGCGCCCCACTCGCGGCGGTGCGAAGCAGGCTGATGAGGGGGATGAAGAACTGTGGTCGAACGACGTACATCTTCGGGTAGCGGTGGGACACGTCGACGATGCCCGTGTTGTACAGCTCGCTGTCTGGTTCGAGGAGGGACACGAGGACGGCGTATTCGCATCCCTTTTCCGTGCGGTCTTTGTCGAGCTCCTTGAGGAAGTCCTCGTTGCGCTTCTTCGTGGCGGTGCCGTCAGCCTCGTTTTTCATTTCGAACATGATCGACACGATTTCGGTGCCGTTGTTGTCGGAGTCCCGGAAAATGTAGTCGCCCTTGCTGCCGCTTCGCGCGTCGTTGTCCTTCTCGAAGTAGGCGTTCGGGAAGGCGGTAGCGCGGATCTGGTTGAAGAGCGTCTCGCAGTGAATCTCGAGGGTTTCACCGAGCATCTTCGTGGAGAGGCGCGCCTTCATGTCCTTGAGGCGCTCGATAGCGTCGTCGCGATCTTTGAGCTGCGTCTCGTACTTGTCCTTCAGTGAACTCTCGACAAGCTTCTTCTCGAGGGCGGCCCGCTCGAGCCCGCTCTTCAGTTCGTCGCGTTCCTTCTCGACGGCACCCACGGCTTCGTTGACGGCGAGCTTCTTTGCCGTTTCCAGCGACTCAAGTTTGGCTTTGAGGCTCTGAATTTCGGCTTCCTTAGCGGATGCGGCCTGCTGCAGTTCGCTTGTCCGCTTTGCTTCGGCGAGTGCTTCGGCCGCTTTGCGCTCCTGCTTCGTGGTCGCGAGCTCGCTCGTCAGGGAGTCGCGTTCCTTCTCGACCTTCTGCAGCGCCTCGGCGATCGCGAGCTTCTGCGTGACGTCACCCGCGTCGAGTCTCGCCTTCAGTTCCTGGAGTTCCGCGTTCTTTTTCGCCGCGGCGGCCTCAAACTCCTGCGAGACCTTCGCCTGCGCCAGTTCGATCTCGGCGCGTTTCGTGGCCTCGGCAAGCTCGAGCCGCTCGTGGAGATCCTTCTCGAACTCACCGTCGCGGACCTGCTTCACGATGTCGGCGTATCCGGCCTCGTCGATCGTGAACGCCTTGTGGCAGTGGGGGCAGGTGATCTCGTGCATGGAACGGTCTCCTTCAAGTCGAGGCTCTGGACAAAATGGTCGCACGGTCGAGGGAACTCTTCGCAGTTGCCCACAGCCCCGCCGTGTTTCGGGCCCGAGGTGGGCCCCGCGCGATCACTCTGGAACGGTTCACCTAACTTGCATCCGGTCTTCCACGAAGAGTAGAACAGTGGCGTGTGCGCCGAGGCACACGCTCAAAGTTTGGAGACGCTGTGCTGTCAGAGAAGTCCCGCCCCGTGATCGAAGCGACGCTGCCCCTCGTGGCTGAGCGCATCTCGCACATCACCCCCGTCTTCTACCAGCGCATGTTCGCGGCCCACCCCGAGCTGCTCGACGGTGTCTTCAACCGCGCCAACCAGAGCAGCGGAGAACAGCCGCAGGCCCTCGCCGGCAGCATCGGTGTGTTCGCGACGTACCTCATCCAGAACCCAGATGCGCTGCCAGAGCGCATGCTCGCCCGCATCGCCCACCGTCACACGTCGCTCGGCATCACCGCCGACCAGTACCAGATCGTCTACGACAACCTGTTCTCCGCCATCGCCGACGACCTCGCCGAAGTCATCACCCCGGAGATCGCGGAAGCTTGGACGGAGGTGTACTGGCTCATGGCCGACGCCCTCATCTCTATCGAACGTGACCTCTACGCATCCCAAGCGAACGACAAAATGTGGATGCCGTGGCGAGTCGCCGAGAAGCGGCCCGCAGGGGCCGACGCAATCACGTTTGTGCTCGAACCAGCCGATGAGACCCCCGTCACGCCCGCACTGCCGGGCCAGTACGTCAGCGTGAAAGTTGAACTCGAAGACGGCCTCCACCAGGCCCGCCAGTACTCGCTCATGGGCGACGCCGGCCTCTCGCGCGTCTTTACGAGCAAACTCGATGAGCTCGGTGAGGTGTCTCCCGTGCTCCACAACCGCATCCAGGTTGGCGACGTGCTCGAAATCTCGAACCCCTACGGCGAGGTGGTGCTCGATGACAGCGAAGGGCCTGTGATCCTCGCGTCGGCGGGCATTGGATGTACCCCTTCGGCTTCCATGCTCCGCGCGTTAGTCAACGCGGGGTCAGAGCGCGAGGTCCTCCTCCTCCACGCCGACCGCAGCCACGACGCGTGGGCGCTCTCCGAGCAGATGCGCGCCGACCTCTCCCGCCTCGGCACCGCCAACGCCCACGTCTGGCTCGAGGACGCATCCACCGGCCACGAACTGGCTGGGGTCCATAAGGTGCGAGAAGGGTTCATGAACCTCGACGACGTGGAACTGCCAGCACAAGCCACCATGTACTTGTGCGGGCCGATGCCCTTCATGAAGGCGATCCGCAACCAAGCGATCAACGCAGGAGTGCCCGCTGGGAGCATCCACTACGAGATCTTCGGCCCAGACTCCTGGCTCGCCGACTGACCGAACGCTGGCGGGCGGTGACCAACTTCCGGGACGAGACACTGCACGGGCTGCGCTTCCTGCGCGTCCCGTTGATCTCGTCCCGGAAGTTGGTCACGCCGACACTCCTCCGGCGCCGCTCTGCGAAATGTGGGCGATAGGGACGAAGGGGCCGCCCAGGGGCTCTGCGTAGCGTGGTCAAATGGCTGAATCCGAAGGCACCACAAGCGCAGAAGGCTCGGGCAAGAACTCCGTCAACGCGGTGGGTATTGGCATTGCGTTGGGTCTGCCCTTTGGGGGCTCTTGGGACATCCGGTGGGGTGAGGCTCGCCGGGTGAGGTGTGGCGGTCGGGGTCGAGGTCCCCGAGGATCAGAAGCGCTAACTCACTGATCTTCACGAGGACCTCAACGTGCTTCACCCTACTTCCGTGCGCCCTGACGTGCGCTCTTCCTGTCCGTGTTCCCGCTGTGATCTGTTGCTCGGCATCGATGGTGTGCATGTCGAGCATGTCGACCGCCGTGATGACGTGTTGGTGGTGACGGTCTCGAGCCCCGCGACGCCGGCCGGGTGCCCGTCGTGCGGTGTCATCGCGACTGGACGAGGGCGTCGACGACGAGTACTTCATGATGTGCCCGGCGCGACGCGAGTGCGCATCTGGTGGCGGCAGCGCGTGTGGCGCTGTGACGAGGAAGACTGCGCGCGGAAGACGTTCGTGGAGCAACTGCCGACCCTTGTCGCGCCGCGAGGATCGATCACGAAGCGCGGCATCGACTGGGCGCTCTGGCAGCTGCGCCGCGAACACGCCACGATTTCGGGGCTTGCCCGGCAGCTGGGCACGTCGTGGAAAACGGTATGGCGGGCCATCGAACCCCGACTCATCACGCTCGCCGCCGATGAGTCCCGGTTCGAGAACGTCACCACCCTCGGTGTCGATGAGCATGTCTGGCACCACGTCGATGCCCGCAAGCGGGGCCCGAAAGAGCTGACCGGCATGGTCGATCTGACCCGCGACGTGCACGGGAACACCAAGGCCAGACTCCTCGACCTCGTGCCCGGCCGATCGGGGAAGGTCTACGCAACCTGGCTGGGTGAGCGAGGCGACGCCTTCCGGAAAACCGTGGAAGTCGCGGCGTTGGATCCGTTCGCGGGCTACAAGACCGCGATCGATGACCAGCTCGACGATGCCGTCGCGGTGCTCGACGCGTTCCACGTCGTGAAGCTCGGCACCGCGGCCGTGGACGAGGTCCGACGCCGCGTCCAGCAAGACACCCTCGGACACCGCGGCCGCAAGGGCGACCCGCTCTACGGCATCCAGACCATCCTCCGCGCCGGAGCGGAGAACCTCACCGACAAGCAACACACCCGCCTGACCGCGGCGATCGATGCCGACCCCGCCCACGATGAAGTGTTCATCGCCTGGCAGTGCGCGCAGCAACTACGCTCCGCGTACCGCCAGAAGCATCTCACCGAGGGGCGCAGAATGGCCGAGCACGTCACCGACCGGTTCCATACCTGCCCGATCCCCGAGATCGCCCGCCTCGGCCGGACCCTGCGCCGGTGGCGGTCAGCGTTCCTCGCGTACTTCACCACCAACCGCGCGAACAACGGCGGCACCGAAGCCGTGAACGGCATCATCGAGCTCCACCGACGCCCCGCCCGCGGCTACCGCAATCGACACAACTACCGACTCCGCATGCTCCTCGCCGCAGGAGGCCTCACTTCATGACCCCCACCCAATGTCCGAAGAGCCAGGAAAGTGCGGGAGGCGATCCCACCAGGGCCCGACAGATCCGTCTCGCTCGGTGACCGAGGCTCCACCCGGATCGCCCGGAAGCCGTGGCGCGCCCGACAGGTCCTTCACGATGTCGATGTCCCGGGCGCCGTCAGGAATTCGTGATTTCACGAGGATCTCGTGCACGGTTTCTCCAAATCTCGTGAAAGCGCTCACCGAGTAGCCGGCGGCGTGGATTTCTTCGAGATTGTCGACATAAGTATTCCATGGCATCGGGCCGTAAACATCCTGGCGCATTCTGTAGCTCGGCTCGAGTTCCAGCGTGACCCGAGTTACGACCCCAAGCAGTCCCAGGTGGATAACAGCGCCGGGAAACTCCACGGAATGATGGTTGAGCGTGCGGACCGCTCCGTCGGAACCGAGAATCTCCAATGCCCGCACAACCGTGCACAGGGACCCGAGCCCCGACCCAGACCCGTGCGTCCCCGTGGCGGTGGCCCCCGCGACGGAGATATGCGGCAACGAACCCTCGTTGTGGAGGGCGAAGCCCGCCAGGTCGAGCTCTGGGCGCAACTTTGCCATACGTGGCCGCAGCGTTGACCGCCACGGTTCCTGATGACTCATCGATGTCAATCTCGGACGGAAGCCCGCTGATGTCCACGAGCACGCCGGCCGTGTCCGCGACGTCGCTGAAGGAGTGTCGTGTGCCGAGTGCCGAGTGCGTGCACCAGGTCGGAGCTTGCCACGATGCTCGACAGCTCGTCGATAGAGCGCGGCCTGGCCTGTTCTCGTGCGGAGTACGTCAGCGAATGCGCCCAGTTCGTCCGACGCTCATCGGAATCATTCATCGTCATCGACTGCACGCCCTTGTGTGTCCTCGGAGTTAGCCTCTCAAGAGGACCACGTCCGGCGCTCAGTCGGCAACCCGGGCCGAGAACCCCGGTGCCCCTGACACGACTCGCAGTATCCTCGGTGCTTATGACGGATTCCGAGCGCGTACGGTCATTCCCGTGGTTGCTGGCGTTCTCGCTGGCGATTCCGGTCCTCATCTTCGCGACGGTTGGCGTCGGTTTCACGGTCTACACCATGAACGTCGGAGCGGACGCACTTGTCCGAATGCCAGGCCGAGGCGGCGGGAACAGCGACGGCCTCGTGACAGCAGCAGACGCGGCCAGATACTGGCTGCGATCACGACTGCCGTGGGCGCGTGGCTCTTGACGAGCGTGGCCCGAAAGCGCCGCCGTCTCGCCAAAGGAACACCGCCGCGCTGATCCGTCCCCGTTACTGTCGCGATCCTTGGGACGGTCGCCGGAACGAAAGAACCCCAGCGCCGAAGCGCTGGGGTTCCGATTGCTCCCTGAGATGGACTCGAACCATCAACCTGCCGATAGTGAGAGTGCCGCAGAAGCGCGCGAGCTCGCATCCGTCACCGAGCTACACCCGCGCCGCGACGACGTCGAGGAGATCCACGAGGCCGTCATCTCGAGTCTGGTAGTGAACCGTTGATTCCCCTCGGCGATTCGGGGAATGCCTCGCGGGAGCCGCGCCAAATCCCTATTCACTTTGGCAACACTGGTAACAGGATCGAGAGCACACCAGACACCAAGGAGTGCCTCATGATCCGCGACTACCGTCACCACCTCCACGCCATGAACCGCCGCGAGCGGACGATCGAGCTGTACATGTACTGGCTCGACCGCATCCGGCGAGCCTGCGGACCGCTCGAGGCCGTCACTGCCCAGTCGCTCGAGGTGTTCATCTCCGCGCAGACGGGTGCGCAGACCAAGAAGAGCGTCCGCACGGCGGCTCGCAGCTTCTACGCGTGGGCCCACAAGCGAGGCCACCTACCTACCAACCCAGCTGCCGACCTCGACCCCGTCAGCATCCCCTACTCGATCGCCCGCGTCGCGAAAGACTACGAGCTCGCCCGCGTACTCAACCGGCCAATGTCGATGGAAGCTCGCGCCGCCGTCACACTCGCCCGCCTCGGCTGCCTTCGCCTCGCCGAGATCACCACGCTGCGCACCGACCACCGCGACGGCGACTCGATCCGCTTCGAGGGCAAGGGTGGACGCGAGCGCATCGTGTACCTGCACCCCGACCTCGACGGCGCGCTCCGCGGTTTGCAGGCCATGCAAGGGCGCGGCTACTTCTTCCCGGGCCGTTACGGCGGACACGCGAGCACCTCGTTCGTGTACAAGCTGATCCGCGAGACCACCGGCTACAACCCGCACGCACTCCGCCACGCCGGGGCGACCGCCGCCTACCAAGCCACGGGCGACCTGCGTGCCGTGCAAGAGATGCTCGGTCACTCGTCAATCGCCACCACACAGCGGTACCTCCACCTCAACGACCGAGCTCGCCGCGCCGTCGCGCACGGCACGTCGCTCCGCCTCGTCGCGTAGATCGGACACCTCATGCCCCGACTCAACGCTGCCGCCCGCACCACGCTCCGTAACGCAGGCCTCGGCCCGACCGCCTGGTCGAAGCTCCACGGCGGCACCACCGCCACCGACTGGCGCGGCGATGCCTGCGGATGCCCCGACGACCGATGCGCCGGCCACCACCACGACACCACCGAAACGTGCGGGTGCCTCGAGGTGCTGATCCGCCACGCGCTGCCCGTCAGCACCTGACCAGAGACGCACGAAACCGCCCCCTCCCGCGAAGCGTCGTCCCGGGTGTCCGGGATCGCTTCAGCGAGAGGGGGCGAAGTCGTACTCAGCGGGGTGGCCAGGGTTTACCGAGTCTGCGCGCTGTTCGGCGGCGTTCTTCGTCGCGCACGAGCTGCTCAAGCTCACGTCGACGCTCGGCTCGTTCGGCAACTACGCGAGGTTCATCGCGGTCGCGGTCGTGACGGACCGAGTCGGGGATCACGAGCCGTTCTCGCATCTTTGGTCAGCGACCGGCGGTGAAGTCGGCGTTGCCAATCGACGTGACAACGGAGAGGACCGTCGCGACTCCCGTGACAGAGGCGACGGCGAGCCAGTCGATGCCTTCCACGCCCACAGCGGGGATGAGGTCAGCACCGGTCGACACTGCGATCGCGGCGACGAACACCTGAGCGGCGGTCTTCACAGCGCGCTCGGCAGCTCCGCGCCAGAAGGGGGCCGTCCAGATCGTCGAGCCGGACTGCTCGGCTGCCAGCTTCGTGGTGCGCTCGACGTGCTCGCCGTGCGTCTCGGGTTCAGAGATGAGGGACATACGGTTACTCCTTCTGGGTCGGGATTTGGCCGGTGTCGCCTCGGTAGGCGGGCCAGGGTGGGATGCTCTCGGTCGGCACGCAGGGCGCTTCGATCGCGATGCGGCGCACCGCGGAGGCGTGCTCCTCGATCACGCGACGCTTGGACGCCTCGCGGTCGCGTTCCCGATACGCCTCATCGACCTCGTCACGCTTCCGGCGGGACCGTCCTGTGAAGATGCCGACGAGCTGCTTTCCGAACGCGAGGAGTGCGGTGAAGCCTCCTGCGCCGAGGATCGCGGTGACCCACGCTGCGGGGTTGTCCATAGGTCACCGCTCTCGGGATAGGGGCTGGTACGAGTAGACGCGGATCAGATGCCAGCGCAGCACGAGGAGGCAGACGGCGAGGCCGATGATGCCGACCTGTGTGAGCCTCGACGATCCGGGCGGCGCGAGGAGGTGCAGGTTCAGCACCACGAACGCGTACACGGCGACGCCCGTGCCCGCGAATATCAGCGCAGTGCGTTCGGCCCACCACCACGGCGTGAAGACCGTGGCGAGGCCCAGCACGCCGCCAGCGATGAACGACCACGCCCACACGGCGGCCAGCACCGGTCCCACCTCGCCCGCGATGGACTGCGGCGGGTTCGTAAGCGTCGCGAGCCCCGTGAGGGTCGCGATGACGTAGGCGAGCGCCATGACGCCCTTGATGTGCGGAGGGGCGGTGATTTCACCCCACAGCCACCGCACCGCACGCACAGCAGCGCTCATCAGGCGCCGAGCTTCGCGGCAATCCTGTGGAGGATGCCGCCCTTCTTCTCGTCGCTCAGGTCGTTGATCACACCGCGCACGATGTACGAGCCATTCGCCTCGCGGGCGAGCTCCGACACAGCGGAGATGTCGGCGTCGTTCATGCGGACGGGCTTGACCTCGAGGCCGAGCTGCGCGCGCATCGTCTGGATGGACGCGACGCGAGCCATCGAGGCGACGTGCGCGACGCCGCCTTCGTAGACGTAGAGCGCACCGTTCTGGGCGCTCTGGATGAGGACGGGAACGGACATGATTTCCTCCAGCTGCTGGTTGGGTGATGGTGTGCCGGCAACAAGCGCCTGACGCTTCCGCTCGGCCTCGTTCCCGATGTAGTCGAGCGGCATCCCGCCCGGGCAAGCGGTCGAGTAGGAGACTCCCCAGCGGCCGAGCATCTCGCGGTGGCCGTAGAGGTTGGAGCGGCTGATCGTGAAGCCGTTGCGGAAGGCGACGTCCGCGGCGAGAGAGGCGATCCCCTCGACGTTCTCGGGCGACTGCGGCCACCCGGATGCGTCGCCGAGGGCGGAGTTGACGCACTCCATCGTGAAGGCCTGAGAATCACGCGACGCGGACCCGGAGGTCCAGGCGCGCGACTCTTCCTCGACGACCTCGTACAGCTGGCCGCGGGGGCCGACGACGGCGTTTGCGGACACCTGGCGGGATCCGCTCGTCATCATGTTGATGGTCTGCGAGGCGGAACCGTTCGCGGTGTGGTGGAGCTGGATCTCAATGATGCGCGACCCGAAGCGCGAGGACTTCTGGTGCGTGGGGTGCGTGCTGGTGTAGAGCATCGATCTAGACAAGGCGGTCCTCCTCGGGGATCTCGACGTACGGGAGCGCCTCGATGGGCTTGCCCTCGAAGCGGGGCCCTTCCCAGCGGATGACGAACACCCACGCGACTTCGCAGGAGTCCTCCGGATCGAGGTCGCCGATTCGAGCGGCGCCGGGCACATCGTGCGCGACAGTGATGCCCGGGTGCTCCGACTCGGGGTGCCGGTCGAAGTACGCAGCGAGCTCCTGATTCGCCTCGCGTGCGAGGTCGTTGTGGTCGAAGGGGATGCGGATGCGGCCGTCTTCGGTGGTGATGGTGACGGCGGTGAACTGACCGTCGGCGTCCTGCTCGAGGACGTCGAGCAGGCCGCTGAGGTGCTGTCCCTCGGGGAGCAGCGCGAGAGCTTCAGACATGTGTTGCCTCCTGGGTTGCATTAGAAAAGCCCCGCCGAGAGACGAGGCTTGGCGACAGTAGAGTTGCGCCGTGGATCTGATCGCAATCTTCGACGAGTGGGCAGCACGTGCCGCCCTAGTACTAGGACTCTTCGCGACCGTCGTAGCCCTTCGAGCACGTCGAGACGCAGGGTTCCGGAAGGCATGGCTCGTGGACTGGGAGATGCGACCAGTCGGGCCACCCCAGGCCGGCGCGACCCAACCCCACCTCACGATCACAAACGTCACGCGTGACTCCGCCACCCTTGTCGGCGTGACAACACCCGACGGAACAGCGAAGCTCTGGGGCACACCGACCGTGGCGCCGGACGACACCCACGAGATCGAGAACTTCTCCGCGATCGAAGGGCTCCGCATTCAGTGGAGGCGACCCGGCTCGCTGCGTACCTACAGCTACACGTACCGATCCGGACGGACCGAGTGGCGCATCCGGTGGCGGCGCGTTTGGTACGCCATCACCGACTCACACAAGCGCGCCTAGCTCGTCGAGCCCACTGGAAGCGTCTCGATGAGCGCGGCCCGGATCTCCTCCGGGTCGCCGCCATCCTCTACGAACCGCTTCGCGGATGCGGCGATGTCGAGGGGCACCTGACGCATGCGCGCGCTTCTCATGCTTCGTCCCCGCCTTCCACCAGCACCGCCAGCCGGTCCACTCCGAGAGGTCTACCGCGGTGCCCTCGCTGGTTGTCACGGGGATGCTGATCGGGTCGACACGGTCACCAGCGAGGAGCGTGACGGTTTCGGAAACGATTGCGCGAGCCATGGCAACTCCTGACGAAGACATGTCCCAAGAGGGAGCAGGAAAGACGAAACCCCCGCACAGGGCGGGGGTTCGAGTGATTGATGACATCTGGTCAGCGTGCGCCGACGAACCATCTCGACAGAGGAGACCGTTGGATGAGGAGCGCTGCAGTCCAAGGCAGAACAACAGCGAGAACGAATACCCACCAAGGTGCGCCTATGGGTGGCGCGTCGAACACCCACAGCACCACCGGATGCAGAAGCACAGGGACAAGAGCGACGCTCGTCATTGAGCTGATCCAAGACGTCACACGTCGAGACAGGTTCACCTTCTCGAACAGCCAGTCCAAGACCACGATCGAGGACCAAGCCAACGCGATCGCGACTAAGCCACTCAGCACCGGCGTGCCGAGAATCCCGTACTTCATATCGATGAAGCCAAGCGGCCAGGACGCGACCACGAGAACAGGGATGAGGGACGCCGCGACTGCGACCGCCCAGCCCGAATCGCGAGGGATGGCGCGCAGTAAGCGAGCCGCCAGAGCGAACCCCAGTGCGGGCACGGCAATGCCCGCCCCCAACGGCACGAGAGCAAGCACGTTCCCGAAGACTCCACCCAGGAGAAGACATCCGACCGAGACCACGGCCAACATCACCGTCGGCAAGCCATCCAGCACCCGCATCCCGACTGCGACGAAGAACAACGTCGAGATGAACCAGAACGTGGTGAACGGGCGCTGCGCCCATTCCCCACCCAACACCGGCCCTGCCAGCGCGCCGAAGCTGAGCCTCTGAGTCAGCACGTACCACGGAGCCCAAACCGCGTAGAGAACCGTGAACCAAGCCACGTAGGGGATGCCGAGTGACCGCCACCGAGACGCCACTTCGCCAGCAAGCGTGCGCCGGCCCGGTCTCCACAGCCACCCAGTGAGGAAGAAGAAGAACGGCACGGACACCGTGGCGATCAGCGCCTGCTCTTCCCCAGCTGGATAAGAGTGCCGGAACACGACGAGCACTACGACAAGGACGCGCAGCAAGTCAATGGAAGGGGAACGATTCGTGGCGGGGTAAGTCACCCTGCATCCTAGGCAGAGGGCACCAATCTCTAGATTCCCCGGGTAGGGCAGAACTCCCCGCCCCCAGTTAGAGTGCTCGGATACTCGCCGCACAGCAAGCGAACACCGACCGGCGAGAACGACGAAAGCGACACATCATGCACGCCCCAGCGTTCGATTCAGAGACCGACCGGCAACGCTGCCGGGAATGTGGACACACGAACGCTCCGATGGAGCAGCTACCGGAAGCGCCTGAGCGGGCGCCGTTCTGGGCGTGGTTGCTTCTCGCCTTCTCCCGGGATCGTGGCTGCCGCGCGCACAACACCAGCGTGTCGGGGTGGAACGAAGGCACCTGCGGATGCCGCAACAGAATGCACCTGCGCTGACCGTGGGAGCGAAGCAGAACACCCCCGTGAAGCGCGACTTCACGCCGTACGCGACCCGCATCAAGTCAGCTGTCTTCGGGAACGCGTTCCCTCCCCTCGCCGCGCTCGCCTCCCAGCCGATCCTCGCTCAGGCTCTCGGCGCGGACGGTCGAGGACTCGCAGCGGCAGCAGTCGCACCCCTACTCCTCGCGACGTCCGCAGCGACTCTCGGGCTACCCGAAGCTGTCACGCACGCGGTAGCTCGCAACCGCAGCAGCATGAACTCAGCCATGCTCCGCGCGTCGATCGCCACGCTCCTTTCAGCCATCGTCGCGATCGGAGTGATCGTCGCGTCCAGCGAATGGCTAAGCGCCGGCAACGGTGACCTGTCGCAGCTCATCGTCCTCGTCGCGTTCGCGCTCATCCCTACAGTGCTTGTGGGCGTCGCACGCGGGGCCGCTTCGGGCCTGCACGAATGGCGGATGGTCGCGACCGAACGTGCCGTGAACTCCGGGGCTCGCCTTGCAGCGCTCCTCGTGCTGATGCTCACCGGTCACCTGACCGTGACCACGGCGGCGTTGACGCTCGCGCTCACCCCAGTCGTCGGTGGTCTCACCTACCTCGTGATCTGGAAGCGTGCGAAGCAACTCCCGGAACCTCCCGCGCGCGTGAAAGCGACCCTGCCTGAGCTCCTCAGCTTCGGTCTGCGCGTGTGGATCGGGGCCATCAGCGGCATCCTGCTCATGCGCCTCGACCAGACCCTGATGAACCCCCTCGCGGGAGCCATCGAGCTCGGCTTCTACGTGGTGGCCGTCGCCGTCAGCGAAGTACCGCTCATCGTCAACGGCGCGATCCGCGACGTCACGTTCGCCTCCGAATCAGCAGGCTTCGATCGGCGACGCGTCGAACGCGCATCGCGCGTCTCGACCATCGCCGCGTTCTTCATCGCACTGACAATTGCGGCCAGCATGTGGCTCTGGCTGCCCATCCTCTTCGGAGAAGAGTTCAGCCCCGCCATCCCCGTGGCCCTCATCCTGCTCGCAGCAGTCGTACTCGGCAATCCGGGATCGGTTGCCGGCGCAGGGCTGAGCGCGCTCGGCCGACCAGGCCTGCGAAGCATCTCACTGCTCATCGCCTGCCTGGTCAACCTCGCGATCATGATCGCCCTCGTCCCGACACTCGGCGCCATGGGGGCCGCGATTGCGACCCTCGTCGGCAACCTCATCTCCTCGAACCTCAACATCATCTTCCTGCGGAAGATCGGCGGAACCGGACTCCTGGACTTCTACAAGTTCGCCCCGCGGGACGTCAAGGACATGGTGCGAGCCTTCGCCAAGCGAGGCCGCAAGTAGCAGCCGCTACGAGGGGACTCGATACGCAACCCGCGCCGTGGTCGTTGACGACGACACCAGCGTCCCGAAAGTCGCTGGGAGCGCGCCGCTCACACCCGTCACGACCACGGTCGCGCCGTTAAGAGCACCAGTTGCCGTCTGAGCAGGAACTCCCATGGACATGCCTGGTGCGCCAACGAGAGCGACGTTTGCCGCCCCTTGGACGACGTAGCAGAGCCAGTAGTCACCGGCCACGAGGCGCAGCGGCGCAGCGAGAGCGACGGTCTTCTCTCCCTCGGACGTGACCGCAACAGACCCGGCATCCACGAGTCTCGCGCCCGGGGCCCCGGCATCGTCAGCGTAGACGCCGAGCCGAACAGAACCGCCGGGCTGGGCAGTGATGACCGACACGGCCAAGTCTGAAATGACAGTGAGAGCTTCGAACGATACGGGGATAGCGTGCAGATTGTTGAGATTCGTGCGCGCAGGCTCGGTCGCAGATGCGTTCGGGACGGAGTACCAGCGATTGCGGCGCCGCGGGTTACGCATTCCTCGCACCACAACGTCCCGAGACGCAAGCATGACGACAGGCACGTCAACACTCCGTGTCGACGTGATTAGCGCCTCGTCGACGTTGAACACACCGGATGCGCCTGTCTCAACAGTGACTCCGTTAGTCACCCCCGACATGACAGGCGCAGAACCGAGGACGTGACCCTTCGTGTTCGTCGCGTAGCGAATGCCACGGACGCCTCCCGTGCCGCGGTTTGTGACCTGCAGCACGCCGATGTTGGAGGCGTTGCCATAGACCTCGATAAGACGCACGAACGAGGAGTACTCGTTGGTGCCGTAAGTGACTGATGCTGTCCCGATTGTCCATCCCGCCGAGAGCGACATGGCTCTGAGCTCGCCCATCGGAATAGTGTCGGCCAAATCGATGATCACACGCGTAGCTGTCGGCGCACTTCGATCAACCCCGCCCGGGTCCTCGGACGCAACCTCAGTGCGCACCGCATCTGTGTAGTACCAAGACTCATCTGGACGTTGGTAGCCACCTGTCAGCGCAGTGCCGATCACGTCGCCAAGGTTCGCCGGCGAACGGCTACTGCTGAGCGCTAGAACACCTGCGCATCGTGTCGCTTCCATACGATTGCTCTTTAGGCCGGAGCTGCCTTTATGGAGAAACGCAATCCCTCCGATCCCATCGAAGGCCTTTCCGTCGACGGTGCAGTCCGTGGAACTGACCGCGTGCCATGTGCCGTATACGAGGTGAGCGGGTTCCTCTGATCCGGAGGTCGTTTCGTAGCTGCCCTCGACGTTGGCGACCATGCCCGACTGTCCGAAGTAGACGAGCCCGAAGTCGACCTTGGCGACTTTCAGGTCGAAGCGGTTGCCGGAAGCTCTTGTTGCTCCGAGGATGCCTGCTCTGGCGCCGTTCCGGAACCCCGAGTACTCGCCTGTGAAGTGGCCGTTACTCGCGTACGTCAGGACTCCTGAATACGCGGCGCGCGCGGGGGCGCCGTAGACATTTCCTGCCGGGTACTCAGCTGCAGTGGGGCGTGCTGGTCCGCCAGGGACGCCGGCGGGCGTGTACGCGTGGCGGACGTGCACCGTGACGCTGTTGGAGGCTTCCGGTACGTACCAAAGCGGCCGGTTAGGTTGCGCTGGCGCATGACGGAAGTCCGCGTCGGACGCGTCCACGGTCATGCCTGCTGGAAGCGTGATTGACTCTTCGCACCGCCATGGCAGGGAAGGGTCCGATGCCAGTAGGGGCGGAACCCGCAGCCGCTTGATTCCTCGCGCGTGCGCGTCGTTGACCGCCGCCTGCAGATGCGCGTGGTGAGGCCCGAAGGTGTCCGCCGGCTCTGACACAGTGAGAGACGCGGTCGCGTTCTCGACGGCCGTGCGCGTGGGCAGAACGTTCGCGCCGTCCTCGCCCTTTCGACCGCGAGCAGGTCCTAGGGCTTTCTTCGTGACAACGCCAAGGCGGACCTCTTCGATGACCCAGTGGTCGCCTTCGATGTCGGGATTCTGAACCCCGTTGCCCATGAGGCCCTTGTCGTTCCAGAGCAGTCGCTTGCCCATGCTTCTCTCCTAGTAGATGAGGAACACGTCGCCCGTGCCCGTTCGAGTACCGTCGTCGGGATCGCCGGGAGCGGCGTGCCGCCAGTAGCCCTTGTAGCCGGACGGCTCAGGGTCTTCGAGCTGCGTGAGGATCGTCCACGGGCCGAGCTCGACGTCCGGGAATGTCGAGATGTCGCCGCCGCCGAACGGGACGGGGAACTCGAAGTCGACGAAATACTGGGCGGCGAACTTCCCGTCCTCGCGGAAGTGCTTCACAAGGGGCCGGTACTTGCGAGGGGGGACCACGCCTGCGGTGACTTCGAGTTGCGCGCTCCACGCTGCTCCAGTAAGCGCTGCTCGCACATGTTCCGCCGTGAGCAGCTGACCTCCTCGACGGCCGGTGCCGGTGGGGACGAACCACAACTCCGGCCTGAGCCCCGCAGGGATCGCAACGCCACCGAAGCTGGTGAGCGTGCCGGTGACTGTTACTGCCAAAGTGGCCTCCTATGATCCTGGGTTGAACGGGCCCGTACCGCCACCGCTCAAGTAGTTCTCGATGTGCTGGACCTTGCCTTCAAGGAAGGACACCTTGCCGACGAGCGTGCTGATGATCGACCCGTAGTCGGGCATGCCACCGACGGTGGACTGCAACGCACCGAGTGCGCCCTGCAAGCTGCTGACTCCCGACTGAACGCCGGACATCTGCGATTGCAACGTGCTGATTTGGCCGGAATGCCCCGTCGCGATGCCGGCAAGGTATCCAATGGACCCGGCCTGCGACGAGAGTTCCGAGCCGTGCGCAGCGAGGGTCGCCGCGTGCAGGTTCTTCTGCTCGTTCAGGTAATTGATGCTGCCGAGTTGCGACGCGAGATCGGTGGTGTGCCCCTCGAGGGTGGCCTTGTGGATCGCGGCGACGGCAGCAGCTGAGGTGACGGCCCCGTCGTACTGGTAGCCGAGGCCCACCGTTTCGCCGATCATCCCGACGGTGCCGACGAGGGCGCCGCCGTTCATGATCTTGATGCCGCCCTCTTTGATGACGACGTTGCGCAGGTCGCGGTTCCAGAGGACCCACAGCATTTCCTGCACTTCGTCCCACGCGTTCGAGGAGATGTACGCCTCAGCGGGCATCAGGCCTCCTCGTCACGCCGGTAGGGGGATCGAGTCGACGTCCACGAAGTCGGAGCCGACGCGGTACTTCACGCCCGTCACGTACCAAGTGGACGTCGGCGGCAACCCTCGGGATGTCGCGGTGCGCAGCGTGAGCCGCGCGCCCGGGTCGAGGACAGGGTCCGTGCCGTCACGCCGCAACCGAACCCTGATGGGCAGGGACGCGGCCGGTCGTTGGTGCGCGGTCAGGTAGGCGAGGCCACGTTCGAACGCGAGCTCGTCCGTGAGCGCATCGTCGCGGAGCGCGTCGTCGAGGAAGAACCCGTCGTACCCGCCGCCGTCGTCGGCGAGGTCACCCTCGACGACCTGCGCGATGATCTTGCCCTCACCGATGCCGTCGGCCTGGACCATGAGGCCCGTGCTCTGCTCCTCGCCGTCCTCCTCATAGTCTCCGACGATGACGGGACAGTCGGGGGCGTCGAGGTCGAAATCGAACGTGCCCCGGTCGAGGCGGGGAGCGCCGATGCGGCGGTCGAAGAGGATCAGCCCCGGCTCTTCCCACGTCGGCTTCAAATGCCAGTTGGGGCCGTCGGGCATGCGCTCGTACCTGGTGAGGGCATGCTCGAGTTTCGTCATCTTCGCGCGCTCGAGCACATCCGAGAACGACCCGGCCTGGTTGATACCAGGTGTGAGTCGCAGGTCCCAGCGTTCGCGGCCACGGTTCGCGCCGAGGTCGATGAGCTGCGACACGGCATGCCGGAGTGACTTGTTCGTGATCGTCACCGTCGACATGGGCGTGCCGTACTCGCCCACATAGTGCGGGAAGCGCTGCGAGAACAGGCTTCGCACCTCCTTGCACTGCACAACCCACGCCTCGAGGTCCTCACTCCACCGGCGTTTCTTGATGAGGCCCGTGTATTCGATGCGGGACTCGGTGCCTTGTGTCACGAACCGCGAGTTGGGAGTCGTGAGGTCCCGGCCCTGCTCGTACGTGAAGTCCATGGCCGTGCGGCCGATCGGGAACGTGAACGTGCCCGCGCCGACTTTCGAGAACGACTCCTCAGCGGTGCCCCCGTCGAGGGGGAACACTTCCTGCATGACGCGGTGAGTGGACGCGCGAGCGATCCAATGGCGTTCGTGGCCCACCCGTCCCCCCCCTCTGGTTAGTACGAGTCGGCGTAGGTGATCGTCGCGGACGCCGACCCCACGCCGGGGTACTCGAGGCGCAGCTTCGACACCCCACTGCGGGGAATCTGGAACGGCGTGCCCGAGTGGACGGCACCCCACCGCACAACCCCACCCCAACGCACCTGGGCGCGCTTGAAGTCGAGCGTGTGCGGGGACGTGAGGGCGGCACCGATGCGCCAATACCCGAGGGTTTCGTCGGTCGCGCTGAGCAACCGCAACGCGTACCCGTTGGGCGTGGATGACGCGGCAGTGACGACCATGGACGGCCACGCGGGGAGGCTCCCCCAGTTGTCCAACTCCACCGTCGCGCCGACCGGCACGGGCACGTTGCGGTGCTCCTTGCCGTAGCGGACAGCGTCGGGAGCGATGAACGACATGAGGACGTTCGCGCGCGGCTGGTAGTGCAGCTGGTCGAAGTCGACCTCGTCGAGGACCGCATCGACCCAGCGTTGCTCGCCGGGTTTGTCGACGATCAGCCGGCACTCCTCGCCCTCGGTGAGGAAGCCGGTGACTTCCTCATCGAGGGCGTCCATCTCGAACTGCGTGGCCGTCGACGCGATCGCCTCGAGGGTGATCTTCTGCCCATCCCGGTGGCGCTTCCCGAGGATGTCGCCGTGCTGGAACGGGCGGGACGTGGCGTTGCCGCGCATCTTGCGGCGACTCCACCCGGTGAAGCCGCCGGCGCGGATGCCGAGCCCGTGCTTGGAGCCGCCGTACGTGGCGCCCGTGAAGAGCGTCAGCCTGGCACCGTCGGCGCGTTCGATGTGCACGGCGAAGTCGTTCATCTCCAAGATGAGGCCTCCGCTTCTTCCCGCAGGAATCGCTTGAACTCGTCGAACATGTCGCGCACGTCGAACAGTTGGTTGCCGTCCTGGACGTTCATGGATGCGTGCATCTGCCGAGCGTCCGTGTACGCGGATTGCGCGTACGACGGTGACGAGTAGGACACGTTCGACTGCGACGCGACCTGCGACCAGTCCCCGTATGGGTCGCCGCCGTTCGCGAGGCCACGGAACGCGCCCTGGCGTGCAAGCTCACGCATCCGGTACATGGCCGGCTGACCGCCAACCATGTCGACCTCGTTGGCCGTCCACACGTGCTCGCCGTGGGCGAGCATGAACGGCTTCGAGTCGACACCCTTCGGGCCGGGCGCGATGATCTCGCCACCACCCGCCTTGCCCGTCATGCCGTTCGAGGAGCGAATCTCCTGCGTCCCGGACTCCGAGTTCGTGTAGATCGTGATCGTGCGGCCGTTGTTCGCGTTGATGAACGTGTCGATCGTGGCCTGCGCGCCCACCGTGTCGGACGAGATGCGCGTCATGACGCTGTCGGGGATCTGCCCGAGCAAGTGGTTGTAGCCGTCGACACCAGCCGCGGCTTCCGCTGCGGTGTTGTAGATCTGCGTCGCAACTTCGTCGGGAACGCCGACGAGCTGGTCGGCGTAGGCCTTCGCCTGCTCTTCCGACAGCCCCATCTGCACGCCGAGGTTGTAGACCTCGTTCCACCCGTTCTGCAGGGCGGTTTGCATCTCCTCCGCGCTGCCCGTGGTCTCCCACAGGTCGGCGGCGTAGTCACGCGTGGACTGGCCCACGTCCATGAGCGACTGCATGGCCTCCCGGCCAGCCTCCGACTGCAGGTTCAGCTCACCCGTCATGCCATCGACGAGCGTCTGCCCCTCCTCGAGCTTCTCGTTCAGCCCCTCGAGGCCTTCCTTCGCTTGCTCGACGGACGCGTAGTAGTCCATCTCCGCGTTGAGGGAGTCGTAGAGGATGCTGTTGTAGTTCGACAGTTCCTCGGCGAGTCCAGCGATGGCGCCTGCCGCGTCCTCTGCGTTGGTCGCCTGCCCCGTCAGCGCTTCCGAATAGTCGGCGACGACTTCCGCGCCGTCCTGCATCGCGAAGTCGACCAGGTTCAACTTCTCCTGATGCGTGTCGAGCGCTCCGTCGACGAGGCCGAGGCCAGCCGACTGCTCGAGCAGCGCGTCCCGGTATGCGGGCATCGTGTCGAGGAGCGTCACTAGCTGATCCCGCGACAGGCCAGCCTCTTCGGCCATACCTTGGAACATCTCGGCACCCGCTTCGGGGTCGAGGTTCGCGAACTCGGCGCCGAGGTCCTTGAGAACCATCGACGCGCCGCGCATCTCCGCCGTTCCCCAGTCCACGTTCCCCTGTGCAGCGGAGATCGCGTCGAGCGTGCCCGGGAGGTCCTTGAGCTGCTCGACACCCTTGCCCATGTCGACGTCCGCGCCGGAGATGAACTCGAGGAGGTCACCGAACACGCCCTTGGAGCGCTTGGAGGCGGCCTCGAAGAGGTCCATGTTGCCGGTGGAGTTCTTCATCGCGGCCGACATTTCGTCGGCGCTGAGTTGCGCGTCGGAGAGGTTCGTCGCGAAGATCGCCACGGCGGACGCGGCGGCGAGGATGCCCCACGTGACGGGGTTCGTGAACACGGCCGCGACCGCAGCCTTGACGGTGGTCGCCGTGACCCCGAGGGACACGAGCGCGGCCTGCGTGGCGGCGATCTGCGGGATGATGAGGAGCCCCGCGCCACCCACGAGCAGGATGCCACCCGCGAGGGCCGCAGAAGTGAAGATGAGGCCCTGCATGACCGGGTCAGCGTCACCAACAGCGTTCACCACTTCGGTGATGGCCTGCACAACCTCACGGAGCGGCCCCTGCGCGCCAGACCCGATACGGATCATCGCGGTTTCCCACGCCCCACCGAGCTCCTCAACGTCGCCACCGAGGTTGTCGAGTCGAGCGGCCGCGACCTCCGCCGCGTACCCGGAGTCGTCGACCTTCGTGATCCAGTCGTTGATGCCGTCTTCGCCTTCGGCGTAGAGGACGTTCGCGGCGCGGATCGCGTCCTGGCCGAAGATGATCGCCATGGCGGCGTCACGGGCGGCCGGGGTGAGGCCTTCCATGCTGCCCTGCAGCTGACCGGCGAGGCCGGCCATGCCGATGAACTCGCCCTGCGAGTCGCGCGTCTTGATGCCGAGCTCTTCGAGCTTCGCCGCCGCTTCCCCTGTCGGGTTCGTGAGCCGCATGAGCATCGTGCGGAACGAGGTGCCGGCGTCTGAACCGAGGAGGCCAGCGCCAGCGAACGCGGTCAGCGAGCCGACCGTCTCCTCCACGGAGAGGCCCATCTGGGAGGCGACAAGACCGGACTGGTTGAGCGCCTGGCCGAGGTCAGCGACCCCGCCCTGCGCCTTCCCAGCACCAGCGGCGAGGAGGTCAGCGACGTGAGTGGCTTCGTCTCCCGCGAGCTTGAACTGCGACAGGGTCGTCGCGGTCTGCTCAGCCGCGTCCGCGACGGACAGCTGACCGGCAGCCGCGAGATCCAGCGCACCGGACAGGCCGCCGCCGAGGATGTCGGCGGTCGCGAGTCCAGCCTTGCCGAGCTCCTCGATGCCGCCGGCCGCTTCGGTCGCGGTGAACGACGTCGCCTGGCCCGCTTCGAGGGCAGCGTCACGGAGGACGCCCATCTGCTCGACGGGCGCCATCGTCGCGGACTGCACGGACGACATGGCCGTCTCGAACTGGGAGGCCGCAACAACTGAGGCGGTCACGAACCCGGTGAACACGGCACCGAACCCGGTGAGGACGCCGCCGAGCTGGTTCATGGCCTGCTCTTGCGTCATCAGCCGGTCGCCGAGCGCCGCCTGGGCCGACTCGAGGTCGAGGGTCGCCTGATGCGCGGACTTCGCGCCGGCCAGGTAGCCGGCGTTGTTCATCCCGAGGGTGACGAGCACACTCTTGCCCATGAGGCCCCCTCGCTATGCAGTTATCTGGGGACTTTCGCCACCGTGAAGATGAGGCCCGCCCGCGCTTTGCGCTTCGTCTCTTCGGGCAGGTCCTTGTACTCGCCCTTGGTGAAGGCCTCGTCGACGTCAGCGCGCGCCGACTCGAGCGCCTTCATGGCGTAGTTGGTGCTGGTCGACACCTGCCACTCGAACGAGCCGTAGCCGTTCTCGGGGTCGCCTTCGGGGTCCATCTCGTCGGCAAACTTGTAGCCGCGGGGTGAGTAGCTGGCCTGGAGCTCGCGGGCCGCGTGCATCAGCTGCAGGTCCTCGCGGGAGAACTCCGACTCGCCGTCCTCGGGTACCCAACCCCAGAGGACGCGGGGCGAGCGTCCGAGGTCGATGGCGAGGAGCACGTCGCGGCGCAGGAGCGGGTCGGCCTCTAGCCTTTTTTTGCCGCTGCGTACCCGCCGACGTAGACCGTCTCGTTGAGTTCGATCTGAGCAAGCACGAGCGATGTGAGATCGCCGGAAGAGAGGTTCTGGAACACCTCGGCCCAAACCTCCGCTGAGGGCTTCTCTGTGGTCTCGTGGCCGTCCTCGTCGCGTTCCACCTCGAGGGCGGTGAGCTCGAGCGCGGCTTTGGTGCTCGCGATCGCGTTGAGGCCGTACTGGCGATCGAGCGTGTTCCAGGAGTCCTTGTCCTCGGGGAGCGGGTTGCGGGCCTTGACCGCTCGCCACTCGTGGTCGGGGACCTCGACGACGCGGATCACGACGAACTCGTCGCGAATCGTCGCGAGGAACTCCTCGAGGCGTGTGCTGGCTTCCTGGTAGGCGTGCAGCGCGAACCGGGGGTCGCCGTCGAAGCCTTCCTCCGTGCTCGCCTGGTAGGCCTTCTGTGCCGTGAGGGCGGCGTGCGCGAGCCGCTTCTGCTCGCCGAGGAGCTCTCGGTCGAAGAGGACATCGACGTCCTTGTGTTCGCGGGTCGCGGCCTTGGCTTTCTCGCTGAGCTTGCTCATGTCTGTGTCTCCCATCGGTTCCCATCGGGGGTGGTGCTCGGGGCGGGCGGATGGGAGACGCCCGCCCCGAGGTTCTGTGTGGCTAGGCCGTCGCGGTGATGTCCTTAAGGACTTCGGAGCGGTAGCCGTAGGTGACGACCTTGGATCGGATCGCGTTGGTGTGAGGGGACTTGACCTTCGTCTTGACCTCGACTGGGTGGATATCCCACTCGTCGGTCGCGGCGATTTCCTGGTTGTGCGGGACCGCGTCGCGGACTGCGAGGAATCCCTCGGCGCCCTCGAGGAGGAGTGGATCCGCGACGGGTTCGGGGCCTCCGTAGACGATCGTGGACACGGCCGTGTCGGTCGCGAGGCCCTTCTCTTCGCGCCGCTGCGGGAACGTGAGTCGGTCGTCGGGGATCATCTCGAAGCCCGGTGTCGCGACGAATCCATCGGGGACGTGGCTGTAGGTGATGTCGACGGAAGTCTCGTCCTCGAGTTCAGCCTTGGTGGGCTTCATGTCTGCGGACGCGATCCCGTCGGCAGGAATCCAGAGGATGAGGAGGTTCCCGAGGCCCCTGACGGCCTTCTCGGGAGGGGTCTTCGTGATCATGCGGCTTACCTTTCGGTGTCGGGCCGCACGGGCGGCTCGTCTTCGGGCTCGACGGGTGTCGAGTCCACGGATGCGTTCGGCTCAGCTGCTGACAGCGCGTGGCGGCCGGCGTCGAGCACGGTGTCTGTGGCGTCAAGCGCGTCAGCGTTGCGCTGATGCTCCGCCGGTTCGCCCTCGAAGGGCTTGAAGAACTGCGGAAGGTCCGTCAGGTACGAGGCCGGGACCTCGATCGGGCGCCCTTCCGGGCCTTCGGCGATTGCGGTGTCCTGGCTCATGGGAGCGGCTCCTAGCTGGGTTCTGAGGTGAATCGGTAGAGGGTGAGCACGACCCACACCGTGGGGCGCGTGTCGTCGTCGGGGAAGGTCTCGGTCGGACCTCGTTCGATCTGCGAGCAGACGCGGCCTTCGACGTCGAGTTCGATGCCGAACTTCATCGGCGCGGGCCGCAGCCGCTCGTCGACTTCCTCGGCGTGCCACATGGCCTGCGCGAGGTCGGTCCCGGTGCACCGCACGGCAAACAGCAGCTGCTCTGCCGAGTAGGGTCCGGTCATGCGTGTCTGCTCGTCCTCCGGGATGGCGGGACTGATCAGCACGTGCGGGGCGGGTTTCTTGGTGCGTCCGATGTCGACTCGGTCCGCGAGCGCGTCGGTGGCGATGGCGGCCTTGAAGGCGTCGAGTTCGCGCTTCATCGGAGCAGGTCTTCGAGCGTTTGCGCGGCCGCGATCTCGATGCCGCGGACGAAGTCGTCTTCGTTCGCTTCGAGTGCGGTCTCGAGGTGCGCGAAGGGTGGGTTGTTGCGTGAGCCGTACTCGAAGAGGTTGCCGAGTGGGCCCTGCCGGCGTTCCTTGTCGGGGCCGATCTCCCATGCGATGTCATTGACCCGGTCAATAGTTTCGTACCCGATCGCGTGCGGGTACGCGCTTGCAGAGCCACTGGTGAAGTCGCTCTGCGCTAGCGCCTTCGACTCGTCCTTGACGCGGCGAGCCGTGACTGTGCCGGCCTTCTTGAGGTTCACGCGGGACACGGCGTCGAAGTTCTCGAAGCTCGCGGCGAGGCGTTGCACCTGCGAGTTGTCGAAGGTGGACGTCACACGATCACCTCCGTGGTGCGGAACTTGCGGGCTGTGATCTGTGAGCCGCCATACGGCTCGTTGATGCGGAACTTCCGACCGACGAGGCTGCCGTCGTAGACGGACGTCTCGACCGTGAACTCGTCACCCGGACGCACATCGAGGACACTCGGCGGGAGGTGCAGCACGGGGTCCGTGATGACCACGAGACGGCCCTGGCTGTCGCGAGCGTCAGCCTCAGCCGTCGGCGCCTTCACGCGAGCCGAACCGGTGTAGACCGTGACCAGGGCCTCCTCGTACAGGCCCGTCGCCTCGTTCCACACCTTCTCGCCCTCGCGAGCGAGCGTCCCCGTCTCCGTACGAAGCCGCGCCGCGTGCTTGCGTCCACGACTCAACAGACCTCGAACCGACATCGCCGCCCCCTACCCGCCCGGATACCACGGGATCGGCTGACCATCCGGCGTCGGCACCAAGCCCGACACCGTCGGAGCAGGACGACGCGTCGTCGCCACCACGCCCAGGCCACCGTGCTTACGCGTCGCGGTCAGCGCCTCGAGCGTGCGAATCTCCGTCGCCGTGAGATACGCGCCGGCCTCCTGGACCTTGAACGACTCCGAGTGATCGTCGAGCGACCCCTGAGTCAGCGCCTCACGGTTGTCGTAGATCCGCGATGCACAGTAGACCGTGACCATCTCGACATCGTCCGGACGGTTCGCGAGGAGCCCTCCGGCCTCATCGAGCCAGGTCTTGCCCGTCACGTTGCGGACGAGGACGGACGCCGCACGAAGACACCGAAGTGCCCGCTTGGCGTCCGCCTCCTCCGAGATGTCCTCCCCGATCCATTCGGCGAGGTCGGTGACCGTTGCGAGTGGAGTCGGGGAGGCCATTACTCCTCCACGCCGACGGAGACCGCGAACTTCGCCTCGAGCGTCGTGGCACCGTAGAAGGTGTCGACGATCGACTGGTCCTCGAGCTGCAGTGGGTTGTAGTGCTGGATCCAGCGCAGCGCGAACCCACCCTCAGACGCCGTACCCGAGAATGCGGCACCCTTCGGAGGCGCTGAGGGGCGCGTCACGAACGCGAACGCGTCCTTGTGGTAGGCGATGCCGAACGTCTCCGGGAGCGCCGGGTCAGCGACGATGTCGAAGCCGAACAGGCGACCGATGGTCGCGTTGCGCAGCGTCTCGGTCGTGCCCGACTCGTTCGCCTTCTGGAGGAGCTCGTCGCTCAGCGCGGCGGCCTCACCCGCCGAGCCGACGGCGAACGTACGGCCCGTGGTCGGGACCTTGCGGTCGTTGAGGACGCGACGGGTCTGGATGAGCACCTGACGGAAGTTGGAACCGTCCGGGAGGATGTCCGGGATGACTGCCTCGGTAGCCCCCGCGCGCTGGATTGCCTGCATGCGAGTCACCAGGGGCAGCGCGAGGCCATCCACGACCGACTCAGCCTGAGGCCTGAGGACCTGCTTCGTCATGTCCGTGAGACGGAACGTGGCGAAGTCGTCGGGAAGTCGAACGGCGTTGTAGATCTGATCCTCGAGCGTGACCGGGACCCACTTCTGGTTCAGCTCGTTGAACTGGATGGCCTCGCGCGCATCGCGCTTGGCCTTGGTGTAGACCTTCGCCTCACCCGCAGTGATGGGGGCGAGGACGTTGACGGTCTGGCCGCGACCGGCGACGAACTCCGTGGAGAAGTCCTGACGCACCGTGCGGGGCAGGTTGCTGAGGTGGCGGAGAGCGGCAATGGTCCCCTTCGCCGCCTCCTCAGGCTTGAACAGCAGATGTGCCATGCGGCACCTCCAATGGATATAAAGACGAAACGCGCCACCCGTTGGTGACGCGGTCGAGCAGAGTTGGAAACGCCTACTTGAAGATGTCGGCCGCGAACTTGTCGAGGTCGCCGACGACCGAGTCGTCGGCGGCATCGTTACCGCCACCGCCGCGGAGCTTCACCTTGGGCTGGTTCGTCGGGGGCGTGCGGCCCTGAGTGAGCTCGAGCAGCTGCTCGGCATCCTCCAGGAGCGCTTCCTTCGTGTCGCCGACGAGGCGCTTGGCGAGGTTCGCGGGGAGTCCGGTGTCCAGAGCGACCTGCAGTCGAAGGTTCTCCGCCTCCAGGGCGGTGACCTTCTCGCTGCTGCCCTCGGAGTCCTTGGCCTTCGCCTCGGCTTCCTTGGCGCGCTTGCGGAGCGTGGCGGCTTCGGAGTTGAGCTTGCGGATCTTCTCCTGGACCTTGGACAGGTCGGTCGCTTCCGCGCCGTCCTGCTTGTCGCCCTTGGCGTCGTCGCTCTCGGTGCCCTCGGCCTGCTCCTGGCTGGCGTCCTGCTCCTCGATGTCGGCGTCGTCGTTGCCGGTGCTGTCGTTCTGGTTCTCGTTGCCTGTTTCCATGATGTGTTGCCCTCCCGGGGCGGTTCAGGGCGCCGCCAGGGCGCCGTTAGACCTCACCGTCGGTGAGGAAGTCGAGGTTCTTGTTGCGCACGACTGGGGAGTCCTTGAAGACACCGTTCGCGCGCATCAGCGGCAGGATGTTCTTCTCCGTGCGCGGCAGTCCCAGCGCATCCACCTGAGCGGCGGCCCGCTGGTACTCGTCGATCGCGTACAGCTCGGACTCGTTCGGGATCCAAGCCCCGTAGACGATCTCGGCGGTGCATCCGCAGTGCCCGTGGTAGCGCAGGCCCTCGCCTCCGCCACGAGTCGGACGCATCACGTCCCCAGCGGTCGAGGCTTGCGTCCCGTAGATCGGGCCCCGGGAGGCGAGCATCGCGCAGAACGTGCACGGGTTGCCGTCGGTGACTCGACGCCAGCCGACCGCGCGCTGATCGGAGCGGGCGGTCTCATCGACTGTGCGGCGTCCCCCGGCCATCGTGGCGCGGCGGACGATGCCGCCGTACTTCGTGACGGCAGCCGCGTGCGCCTCCGGCCCGGTGACGCCCTTATTGATGAGTGCCTTCACCCGGTTCGGCCCGTTGATGAGGAGCATCGCGCGGACTTCCTCGGCGTCGAAGTCGGCGCCGGCCGGAATCACCGGCCTTCCGACCTCGGCGCGCTGGTACTCCTCGAGGTACGCCGCGGCCAGCGACACCGAGGCATCGTGCTGACGCTCGGCGACGACGAGATTCGCAGCCATCCACATCGGGACGGATGCGTCGATATCGTCGACGTCGAGGCGCGGCCAGAGCGCCCGAGCCGCGACTTCTGCTCGGGCCCCGACTCGAATCTGCGCGAGGCGGTGCGCATCGGTGAGTGCCCGCCCGTCAGCCGTTCGTGCCATTGGACTGCTCGATGAGCGTCCGCGCGAGCTGCTCGTCCGCGCTCGGGTGCTTCTCCCGGTACTCCATCCAGGACTTCGCTTCCTCCGCGGTGACGGAGGGGATGCGGTCCCAGAGCAGCTCGGGCGGGATCTTGAGCATCGTCGCGAGCTTGCCGAGCGCGTCCCCGGCCTGAGCCATGGACCGCGATTCGAGATCCGCCCAGGAGACCACGAGCGAGAAGTCGTTCGCGTCCCGCGAGCGCCCCTCGATGTGCGCGGCGAGGCGAAGAACCTGAGCGTGGGAGTCCCCGAAGCCAACCTTCCGTTCGCCCGCCTTGAGGTCCAGCATCGAGCGGGCCTCGGCCAGTGTGTCTGCCCCCAGGTTCGCGAGGTTCCCGGTGAGGGCATGCGCGGGGGTTTGGCTGATCGCGGCGAGGTCCATGATGTCGGACTCGTGGGCGGCGTTGAATCCCTCCATCGAGGTCTCGTCGAGGGTGTCGAACTGGACGCCATCGCCGCCGGTGAGGATGTCCTCGTTGCTCAGCTTGAGCTTCTCCGCGGCGCGCTCGTCGTCGGTCATGTCATCGAGATCGAGTCCGGTGGCAGTGCGGACCTTCCACGAGTTGAAGTGCTGCACGGCCAGTCGGTCGTACACCGTCTTGTTGATGCGGCGAGCGTTCTTGATGAACGGTTCCACCTCGCCGACCGTGCGGGCCTCGAGGTCGATCGAGTTCGAGTAGCGGATGAGCGGGGCAACGCCGGCGCCGTGCTCCTCGCGCGTCACGTAGACGAGGCTCCCGTTCTGCTCTCGCACGAGGGTGTGCACGTATACGTCGTCGGTGAGCGTGTACCCGTTGCTGCTGGTCTTCTTGAGGTAGTAGGCCGGGTAGTCGTCGACGATGGGGTCCGCGTACACGGCGTAGACGTTGCGCGGCGAGTGGTTGCGGATGACCGCGCCAGTGTCGCCGGGGAGCACTTCGGAGTACGCGTACCCGAAGGTGAGCGCGGCGCGGTGCAGCGCGCGCTGCCGCGAGTGGCAGCGGTTGCGCTGCCACGGCAGCCAGATCTTCGAGATGTCCTCGACCTCGCTGGAACGGACGAGCTCCGCGACCAGCTGCTGCGCCACCGTTGTCACGACGAGACCTAGCCATGGCGAGTCCGCGATGTCCTTCAGCTCCCGGTGCTCCTTCGACGAGCGGACCGCGATGTCGTTCTCCGGCTTCCACCGCGACCACTCGTCGATCACGTCGAGACGGATCTTCTCCGTCTCGAAAGCCGGAAGCAGCACGTCCTGAGCGAGCTCCAACGTGCCGGAACCAGTCACCACAGCTGACCACCTCGCTTCTTTTTCGTGTTGAGGATGCGGCGACGCACCATGCGGGCGCCGACCATGCAGACAGCGAGGTCGATCTTGCGTTTCGATTCGCGGTGCTCTTTGCCGATGGACACGTACCCGGCGACCGGGTAGCGGCGAGCGTTGAGGATGTGCCGGCGCAAGCGCGCGTCACCGTCGAAGGTGAACGCGCCGTCCTTCATCTCCTGCAGCGTCACGCCGACGGCCTCCGCGAACGCGACCGTGTTGGACCTGTCAGCCATGTCGAACATGACCGCGTGCCCCGTGCCGGTCTTGCGAGACCCGGACGCCCAGATGCGCAGCCTCGTCTTGTAGAGACGGTGCCACTTGTCGAACAGAGGCATCCAGTAGGACGACGCCGACTCGTCCTCAAGCGAGTGCGACGGGTCCCCGAAGAACCCGACGACCCGGTAGGTCGAGAACGTGGCTTCCACCGCCTCGTCGACCCGCTCGCGCGGCACGACCCAGCCGTCGCCGCGCTTCCCGGGAGGGCGCTGCCACATGTCGATCGTGAAGACGTGTCCGTCCGACATGCGCACGCCCACGAGGCCGGTCGCGTCGTCCGACTTCGAGCAATCGAGGAACATGACGATCTCTTCGCCGGGCTCCACGACCTTGTCGGGCGCCTTCAGCGGGTCGAGCTCGTCCGTGTCCGTCCACGCATCCTCGGCCGCGCGCACCTGGTTGTACCACTTGCGGCGCGACTCGGATGGCGTGTTCAGGGGGTTGGCGATCGACTTCGCGATTCGGCCGGCAGCGTCGAGCCAGATGGCGTCGCCGCGGACTGCCTTGACGACGTCGACGACGGCATCGACCGTGAGCGGAGCTTTCGGCGGGGCCTCGAGGGAGTCGTACATGAGGCCGTAGTCCACGAACTCGGGACTCGAGCCCTGCGTGGATTCCCACGCCTCACGCGTGCGCTGACCGACGGAATCCTCGCCCGGCCGGTACGCGTTGCAGAGATCCAGCATGCGAGCAGGAGAGTCGACCTCGGCCTTCGCCGCGTTGCCCTCGATCGCGCCGGCCATGTCGTGCCCGGAGTTCGACGAGTTCCAGTTCTGCGTCTCGTTGCGCACGATCAGCGTCGGGCGGCCGCCCTCGATCGCCATCGGCGAGGAGGTGACCGCTTCGATCTGTCTGGTGTCGTTGAGACCCCACACGTTTCGCTTGCCGATCTGGATCCCGTAGTGCGCCTGAGCTTCGCGCGACACGAGCGACGGGAACAGCTTCATCGTGTTCTGCGTCTGCGTGATCGACACCGCAACGATCTGCACCCACGCGGTCGGCTGCTCGCGCCCTACAGCGCGGTCACCGTCGAAGTGGTCGAAGACGACCTCGCCGAACATGGCCGCGATGGATAGGCACGCGGCGACGGGGTCCTTGCCCCAGCCCTTCAGCCGCTGCAGCACGGCCGAGTGGTAGAGGAAGGTGCCCGTCTCGTCGACGGCGAAGTACCAGAGGATGAACCGGGTCTGCTCCGGGGTGAACTGCCACGGGTGACCCTTGCGGTCGCGGAGCCAGTGCCCACACCACGCGAGGATGCGCCAGCCCAGAGAGTGCTGCGGCAACACCCATCCGTTCGACCACTGCCATGTCGGCCCGAGCTTGATGGGCTCCCACTGAAGATCGGCCGGCGGGAATGCCCGCTCGAGCTGGCCCTCGTACCAAGTGATGATCTGCTGGAACTCGTCCTCGGCAGTCGTGAGCAGCGTCAGGCTGCTACGACGCCTGGCCATGTGCACTCCAGCGGTTCTGCGCGGCGCTGCGCTGCTGGTTCGCGGGCGAGGCGTCTGTGTCCGGGAGCTTCAGCCCGCGCAAGATGGTCGCGAGCGTCGCGCGGTGCTGGCGCAGCTCGCTGACGAGCGGGTGCGGGACGAGCTGGCCCATCGAGCCCCTGACGGTGAGCGTCTCCGTCTTGAGTTCTTTCTCCATGCGGTCGATGAGGTCGACCTCGAAGCACGCGGCCTTGAGCACGACGAGCTCGTCCTGACGAAGCTCGTACGCCTCGAGGGTCTCGGTCCACAGTCGCTTGCCGCCGACCTTGAGGCCGACAGGCTTGGGCGCGGTCGTTCCCGCCATGGTGTGCCTCCTGGGCGCTCGAAGCGCCACCGGGGCGCGCCTACTTGCTCGGCACCACCAGAGGAGCCAGAGTCCGAGGCGCTGAACCATGCCGTTGCCCGGTCACCACGATGTAGCGACCGCGCGAGTACACCTCGACGTTGCGTCCGTCCCGGATCTTGCGGCCCGGTGCCTCCTCGAGGAGGCCGAAGACGTGCAGGCCCGTACCGGAGACGCTGACCTCGACGTAGGTGCTTGGGTTCGCGTCGAGGATGCGCTGAGCCCAGGGGGCGACGACGTCGCCGTCGAGGCAGTGGTCGAGGTCGATGCAACCGATGCCGAGGCCGAGGACGAACCCAACACCAGATCCGGTCGTCGCGCCGGCCGCATCAGCGTGCGATGACCACGTCGATGCGTCGGTGGAGGACGCCGCGGAGCCATCGAGACGCAGCGGCACCTTCGTCACCTTGCCGCGTCGCAGCACCGGCTTCCACCGCACCCAGCGGGGCTGCTCGGTGAGCTCGGCGGGGAGTTTTGCACGGTTTCTGTGGTGGTAGACGCGGCATTTCGTGGTGCAGAACTTGGCGTCGGCGCGGACGGTGACCATCGTGGTCCCGCATTCGGCGCAGCGCTTCGTCTCCATGCCCCGATTCTAGCACCTGTTACGGATAATCCCCGTGATCATGCGGAAGTAGCGCACTCGTCGGAAACGCGCCCGCAGATGCGAGCACAGGATCTGCCAGCGACTTCGAGACCCGCGAGAGGGGCGAAACCGCCTCAGAATCGATCCTCGAGGCCCTTAGAAGGGGCCTGAAAAACGCAGAGAAAGCGCATGCAGTTCGAGAATTGCTATCCGACGGTTTCGCGATCCGCCGCCGAGGGGGTACCCCCCCTGGGTCCGGCGGTGCGAGCTCGGAGCGGCCCTCGATCGGGTCGACGTCGACGAGCTCGAGCATCATCTTAGCCTGCCTGGATGCCCCTCAGCAGGCCTGCGACGTAGTGCCGCAGCCTCACGGTTGCGGGCCGCAGTCTCGCGCGCTGTCTTCGCCTTGTGGCAGGGCTCCGACAACCACTGCAGGTTCGCGAGTGAGTGGTCGTCGCCTGCCCTGATGTGATCCGCGTCCGACCCGCGGCCGTTGCATTCCGGCTCGTGCTGCTTGGCTTGACATCTGCCTCGCGCTCGAGCTTTGACCTGGGCGCGGATGGTGGTCCAGTTGGCGGGCAGTCGCTGGCGTCTGGTGCTGCCTGCCCATGCCATAGCTACTCGATGCCGAGGTGCTTGTTGAGTTCGGCTGCCTGCTCGTCGGTGAGTGGCGGGGTGACGGTGAAGCTGAGGTGCTTGGTGAACGTGTTGGTGTAGGCGAGGCCTTGAAGGGTGACGTCGGGGTTGAGGCCGGCGACTTCGCGGGCGTAGGCCTCGAGGGTCTTGGCGGTATCGCCGTTGGCCTCGGTCTGGATGGTCGCCATGGTTGCACCTTCTCGGTATCAGGATTCTGGGATGCCTGCATGCCATCTGGATTCTCAGATGGTGCGGCGGAAGTTGTCGCGCTCTTCTCGTGCCCGGGGCGCGTGACCGGATACACACCCCATAGCTGGGGCTGCACGTGTTGTTCCCGATGCCTGGGCCGGGACAGCTGGCTGGCGATCGGTGTAGCGCTATGCCGCCCGGTCTACTCGGATCGTGCGGCCGGACACGACGCTCAGCCATGCGGCGTCGATGATGGCCTGCGAGATCGGGAGCCGGTGCTGCCGGGCATACCGACGCGCTTTCACGCATGCCCGGCACGTGCGCATGACGCCTTGGGTGGTGTCGGTCAACTGCGAGTTGATGTCCACCAGCGGATGCCCTCGCTTGCAGTTGCCCGTGACGCGCTTACGGATGGCTTCGAGCCACACGCCGTGTTCGAGGCGGTCCGCGCAGTTGGCGGCCTGTGTGTCCCAGCGGAGGTTCGACAAGCTGTTGTGAGTGCGATCGCCGTCCGAGTGGCAGGTCACGGCCGCGTCTGGCGCTGGCCCCACGAAGGCGAGCAAGACCAGGCGATGGACCGCGAACGTCTTCGACCGCCCGTCTCGGCTCAGGCTCACTTGCAAGTAGCCCGTCTGCGAGTTCTGGACCCCACGGGATACCTTCCCCGGAGCGTTTTCCCGTGGGGTGTGGTCCGTGGCAGTGATCTGACTCGACCTTCGTCGCTGACGTCGTATGACCCCTCGTATTCGACGACCGGTCTCCAAGTTTCGCGATTACCCTTGTCCATGTCGAACTCCTCAACGGTTCGTCCATAGCCCCGGCGGATGACAGTCCGCGCGGGGCTTTCTCCTGAGCACCACGTCGACATTGACGCAGGACGCAAAGAAGCCCTGGCCGATTGGCCAGGGCTTCAATGGGTACAGAACTATCCTGCGGACAGCATACCGTTTTTAGGCGGGCAAGGGTGCGTTTCCGATGCCGAGTTTCATGCGAGCCTCGGCGAGGCGTTGAACCTCCCTGGCCGCGCCGAGCTCCACCTGCTTGCCCCTGCCAAGCGGGCGGGCCGTGAGCTGCTCGGACGCGACCCATCGACGCACCGTCGTCACGTCCACGCCGAGCACCTTGGCCGCCTCAGCCAGCGACACCCACCGTTCCACGACGACCGTCTTCCGGCACGACTTGCACAGAGCCGTGACCGAGTCGAGATCCGCCCACACATCACGCTCCCCGCACGTCGGGCACTCCCGAGGTTTCGCCGGCACCGGGGCGCGCTCGTCGAGGGGCCACATCGCCAACGGCCGCAACAGGTGCGCGTCGGCGGACTCCACGAACTCCCGAGCCTCGTACTGCCCCCAGGCCTTCGGGTCGCCCATGCTGACCTCGAGGATGCTCCACTGTGCCTCGATGCGATGCACCAGGGTCTGCGCCCACACCAGCAGCACGTCCCCGCCATCCGGGGTGCCCTTCACCCCGCGAGGGCCCAGCACCTTCCCCGAATCAGCACGACGCACCATGTGCTCCACCGACGTCAACCCCGGGCGCTGCCACTTCTCGGCCAGCACCCACAGCCACGCGAACGTCGCATCGATCTGGTCCATCGGAGCGATCCGGCCAGGCGTCGACTGCACATCACGAGCCACCGGCTGACCGTCCTCGAAGCGACCCTTGATCACCAGATGCGCGAGGTGCTGCAACAGGTCAGGAGCCTGCGACAGAGCGTGACGCACCGGCGCCAGATCGATACGCTCCGGAGCACCAAACGCCCCACCCACTTCGACTTCAGCCACGCCGAGCCCTCCTCGCTTCTCGTTCCCGCTTGCGCCGCGTGGCGCGATTCGGTCGATACGGGGCCGACGGAGCCTCGTAGTGCCACGGCTCCGCAGCCACCTCGAAGCCACCGTCGACGACCGGCATCTCGGCCCACTCCGTCGAAGCAGTGAGCGGAGTCCCCGCCGGCGCGGCCATCACCTTGACGTCATCCACGGGACACCTCCCGAGCGGCTTCGAGAGCAGCGCGAGCCGCGCCCAGCCAGTAGTTGTGCCACTCAAACGGCGCATCCGGCGTGTGAGGGTTCGGCCTCGACCAGCGCCAGTCATTCATGTCCGGCTCTTCGCGGGCGAACAGGACACGTGCCGCCGCCTCGACCTCCACGTCGGTGACCTCGCGGGCCTCGGGAGCGGGAAGTCGCCGCTCTGGCAGTTCCTCTTCCCCGACGCAATCGACGCGCCTGAACGCGACCCAGCACCCTTCCACAGGATCGGCCCAGTAGATGTGCGCTCCATCGTCGTCAATGCGCAACGCTGGCCCAGCCTCCTCGCGGGCCTCGGGTTCGAGAGCGAGCACGGCGTCGATCCACTCGACGTGTCGAGGCGTGACCGGAAAGGCCACTGTAAGCTTCCGGTCCTCGATACACTCCTCGGCCTCGCACCATGCGATGCGGGCCAGGGTCGGGGTGTCCGGGACGCTAAGGAGCACCATGCCCCGGTGGGTGACTGCCCCGCCTCCACAGGCGATGCAGTGGCCCCAGCCCCACGACTCGGAGTCAATGATCGGTACGGCGTCCCGGTCGGGTCGCTTCGCGCGCTCGTCGGCAAGGGCTTGCTCGGCAGACTCAGCATGAGGCCGAAGCCCCGCGAGCAGCTCAAACACCAACTCCCAGTCACCTTCACCATCGCCGTTGAGTAGGTCTGGCCTGTTGACTGCCTCCTGTATCGCCCGCCCTGAGCGTTCGAGATGGGTCCCCAGTGTCTTCGCGGATCGGCGCAACATCGCGACTTCCGCGTCAAACTTCGCGCGCTCGTCGGCCCTGACCCGGTTGTCACGTTCTGCGAGCGCCTGGTCAATCCACTCGTCCATTGCGGCTTCGCCGTCGATCCCGAACTCGTGCGCATAAGCTTCGAGCGACCCCTTGACGCGCTCCCTCAGTCGCGTCTCGGTCGGCGTGTACTCCTGCTCAGGCATTGGCGTCTCCTTCGTGTGTGCCGTCCGGGCCTGTGCAGGCCTCGGCGATGTACCCGTGCGGGCAGGTGTTCCACAGGGCGTCGTTCCGCAACGGCATCGGCGGGGCCACCATCGGAGCATGCGAGGCGGGAACGAGCGCGTAGTCGTCGCGCTTCTGCGAGGCGAAGGCCCCAGCGATGACCTCGACGAAGCTCTCGAAGACAGCGAACGCCGTGTCGACCAGCTGCCCGAGGAGCGTGCAGAACCCGACAAACGGATCACCGTTGCCCTCACGAGCGAGGAGCCGCCACGCCCGGCGCTTGCGGCGGCGGCCCGCCCGATCGTTCATCAGCGGGAAGTTCTCGGGCGTCCGCGCCTTCTGTCCTCTGCTCATGCCCTCTGCTCCTGTAGTTGCGTCGCTTCCGCCATGAGGGCAGAAAGGTTCTCTCTCGCGGTCGGTTCCGGCGGTGCCGCATGGCACCTGCACTGGGCCGGGTCGACGGGCTGACACGAGCCGTGCGGGCCTCGCCAGCAGCAGCGGCGACCACACGCGCCCTGCTTCGTCTCGCGCGCCTGCGGTTCAGGCGCCCACATCGGGGCGCCCATCAGAACGGGGGCTCGTCGAAGTCGTTGAACGTGGGCTGCTCCGAAGTCGTGGATGCGGCCGGCGGCTGCTGGTCCGGCTGATACCAGCCCCGCTGCTGCTCGCCCTGCCCGCTCGACGCCGTGCCCGAGGTCTGCCCCTTGCCCTGGCCGCTCGTCCTCGTGAGCTGTGCTGTGGCGTACCGAAGCGATGGCCCGATCTCCTCGATCTCGAGCTCCGTCGACGTGCGCTTCTCACCCGACTCGGTCTCGTAGCGGCGCATCTTCAGACGGCCCTGCACGATGACCCGAGACCCCTTCGAGAGCGACGAGGCGACGTGCTCCGCGAACTCCCTCCACACCGAGCAGCGCAGGAACAGCGGGTCGCCGTCCTTCCACTCGTTCGCCTGCCGGTCGAAGACGCGAGGCGTCGACGCGACCGTGAAGTTCGCCACCGCCAGACCGTTCTGCGTGTAGCGCAGCTCCGGGTCGGCGGTCAGATTCCCGACGACAGTGATAACCGTGTCCCCAGCCATCAGCTGACCGCCTCAACGGTGGGAATCTCTACGGCCACCCAGCCACCGCGAGCGCGGGGCGAGCCTCCAACGGTGTCTGCGAGGGATGCCAGGAAGTCTCGGGCGGCCAAGTACTGCACCGCCGGCGGCGGCGTCACCTGCAGGGCCAACTCCACGACCGCCGCAAACTCCCCCTCAGGCAACTCCGGATAGTCCTCCCACAACACAGCACCCACCTGCTGAGCGCTCGCGGTGAGATCCGCGAGCATCTGCGCTGCTACCACCTGACGGGCGTACTTCACCCTCTCCGGCTCAGGCATCATCGCCTCCGAGCTCGAGCACGACGAGAAGACCCGTCTCCCGACTCCGGTGAGCTGCGGCGACGTGGCGCGGCACGGTCGGGTCGTACGGCTCCCACAGCCCTTCGCGGTCGCTTGGCCCGCACAGCCCGCCCGCGTCGTCCTCGCCTATGAGCGAGGTGTCAGGACCCGTCTCGATTTCCCATTCCTCGCGGCCGTTCAAGATGAACTCCGCCAGATCGTCCACGCTCGGCGCGATCGCCTCCTGCTCAGGCATTAAGCACCTCCTCCTCGTGCGCGCGGAACAGCGCCATAGCTTCGACCTTCGTGGGTGCCGCGAACGTCAGCGGGCACCACTCGCACTGCACGACATACAAGCGGCCAGGCAGCGTGTGCGACGTCCCGCTGTCCCCGATCGCGTACTGGTGCCACTGCGCGTCGGTGAACTCGTCTCCGTCAGGGCGAGACCTCGACCCCGTGTTGCGCGCACCCCCGGCGAACACCACCGAACGATCCTGACCCCGCGACGCCTCGACCGCCTCGACCGCCGACGACAGGAACTGCGCCATGATCGCCACCGCTTCCTCGACACCCCAACCCGCCTTCGACACCAGCGCATCGAGGATGAACTCGCGAGGCGTCTCCGCGTAGTCGCCGAACGCCGCCTCAGCCACGGTCATCACCACCCGCGAGCGCGAGAGGCTCTGTGCAGGCTTCGCACTCTTCCTCTGGCCCCTTGATCATCGTGACGATGCCGTTGCCGGCGGAGTAGCCCGACGAGCTCACGTGCTTGTGGTCCTGCGGAGTCGGGCCGCACGGGTACGGCTTGATGTGTTCGGGCTCGACGCCGTAAAGCACGGCACGGTCGTAGAGGAGCTCGCCGGACGGCTCTTCGTTCATCTGCGACGCCCACGCCCACGCCTCATCGCCCGACATGCCCTGCAGCAGAGCATCAGCCACGAACGCGAGCATGCGAGCCTCAATGAGCTGATGCACCCGATCGTTGTACTCCGCCATCGTCGCCAGCTTCCAGCCCGTGTCCCACGTATCCAAGCCGACCGCCCTCGACAGCAGGTACGGCGCCTCAACGGACAGCGGACGCACCTCGTGCTCGCCGCCATGCGGGTACAGCTCGTGAGCGAAACGACGACGAGTGCGGCGAGCCGCCGGCAGCAGGTCCGGGCGGCCCTCGTGCTTGATGCGAGGAACCCCGAAAGCGACACCCACCGACACCGCCGTCGAGGACTCCGCCTCCCGCTCCGCGTGACGCACGATGCCATCACCGCTCGGAGACGTCTCGAAGTACCAGCCCCAGCCAGGCTGCGTCGTCACCTCGAGGACCTCACGCACGACGTCAGCGATCATCACGTCATCCACACCGAGATCCAGAGCCCACCTGATCACAGCCTCACGAGCCAGCCGCACATCCATCGTGCCCAGCACCAGCCACGCGCCGCCGTCCTCCCCCAGTTCGTGCACCGTGATGCCCAGCTGAGCGTTCGTCACCTGCTTCTTCGTCATCGTCCCTCTCCCGTCTCCAACAGCTCGGCACCAAACCGGCGACCGAGCGCCACACGAACCGGCAACAACCACCACCGCGAGCGCAGCAGAGACCTGACCTGGATGAGCGCGAACCGGCGCCCGTCTGCGCGAGCCGGCGCGATCGAGGCGCGAGCCTCCGCCAAATCGCCCTGCAGCAACGCGATCTCGACGTTCGCGTCCATCACGGAGGTGCGGAACTCCCACCGCTCAGCCCGGACCTCCTCCAAGAGCGACGCCCGCACGTAGTGCACGAGCTCCCCCATCTCGCGCACCTCAGCGTTCGACAGGGACGTCCCCACCGTGTCGATCGCCCGCCACCCCGTCGACGTACGCTCGACCACCTCGTGATCCGGGTCCTCAGTCGTGTAGTAGCCCAGCGCCGCCGGCAGCGGAGCGTGCACCCGATAGATCCACGAGTCAGCGAGAGCCGAGAGCGGCACCGGAAATCGATCCGGACCGATACTCACGACGAGCTCACCCTGATGACGGGCAACCTCACCGCGATCCGCGCGCGGACCCGGCTTCATCCCCCGCATCACGACGGCGACAGTCCACCCCTCGAACAATGTGTCGAGGTCGACGCGCTCGAACTCCTCCCCGTTCACCGCTTCACCGCCCTACGGCCAGCACGAGCCGCGTGCAACGTGTCCAGAGCGCCACGCGACACCTTGTCAATCGCCGCACCCAACACCCCAGGTGCACCACTGCCGTCGAGCGCAGCCGCCAGCGCCAGCAACTCGTCCTCAGTGAGCACCACCGCCGCCGAACCCTCCGGCACCTCCACCAGCGAATCACTCACGCCGACACCCCCAACACAGGCCACCCATTGCGCTCGTTCAACGCCGACGCACGAGCCAACGACGCATTCGCAGCCGCGACATCCTTCGCCGCCATCGGCACCCACCCATCCGGGAACACCAGCTCCACACGACGCACCTCATGCGCCCGGAACCAATCCCCCGACTCCGGCGTCACCAACGCACACACCACATCCGCGTTCCTCAAGCCATGAGCATCACGGAACGCAGCCGCGTGGAAACGAGTACCCAGGACCAGGAACACCGGGAGCACCGGACGAAACAGATAGCCGAGATTCGCTGGCCGCGGGTGATGCGCCAACGTCGACTGCGACAACGCCACAAAGCGCTCCCCTGCTTCGCGCACCTCCGCGAGCGCCTCGAACTCCGCATCGTTGCTGTCACCCTCAGCGGCGCGCTCAGACCTCGCTATAGCGCTCTGGAAGTCCGCGAGCGCGGAAGCCAGATCAGTCGACACCACCGCGACATCGGGGGTGCGCGTTGGATAGACGTTCTCAGTCATCGATCTCTCCTCGGGTGATGGTCTTGGCCAGGTGCATGAGCCGCGGCTTAGGCGCGCGACCGTTCGTGAGCTCGTGCTCGCCCTGGCGAAGCTCCGCGAGCGTGAAGTCGCGAGCAGCCTTCAAGACAGGGTTGATGGGATGGGTCGCCGTGACGACGTTGGAAGCCGCTTGGACCAGTTGCAGGTGCGTCGGCGATGTCATGCCGACTGCTCCTCTGGCTCGTCGTCGGCAACCTCTGCGGCTTCGAGAGCAGCAAGTTCAGCCGCACGCTCAGCCGCCGCGACGGCTGCAGCTGCCGCGCGTTCGACACGAGCTGTCTCCACCTCCGACAGCGAGTAACCCCACGCCTGCAGCAGCTGCAAGTACTCCGCCCCCTCCGACGTCGCGCCATGCTGAGCCTGGTGCGCCTGCCCCATGTACTCCTCAGCGGCAGCGAGGACCACCGCGAGCGCTACCTGCAGCGCCGACGCCGGCCGGGTGGTGATCAGCTTCGACAGGTGATCGTCGTCGTCCGGGTCGCGCATGTCCGGCACGGGAAGCTGCATGAGCACATGCGCGAGCTCGTTGTCGTACAGGGTCTGCTCGAGCGCGGAACGCGAGGCCGTGAGCCCCCGCGCGACAACCGTGACGGCATCCGTCGGAAGCTTCTTGCGCTGCAGGAACTCCGTCAGCCAAGCGCGACGGACCGTCGTCGCGGACTTCCAAGCCTCGAGCGCAGCCTCACGCTCCGCCTTCTCGGCTTCCTCCGCTGCCTTCCGCTCCGCCTTCTCTTCGGCGGACACTTCCGGGGCGCCCCAACGCTTGCGGAACCCCGCCGGGAGTGGCACGGGAAGGTAGAGCTCAGGGTGCGGGGCGGAGTTGTAACGACGTTGCATGTACACAGTGCGCTCTGGAACCTCCGCGAGGTTCGACTCGGTGACCGACTCCCCATCAGATGTGAGGACCGACCCGACCTGGATGAACTTGTCGTCGCGCCACCCTGGGTGCTCCTGCAGCACGTTCCAGCCGCGGGAAAGGTAGTCGGCGCGCAGCGACTCCACCGCCTCCTCGCGGGCACGCTGATCACGGAGCTCCTGCGCGACGTGGTCGAGACGAGCGGGGTTCGACTGCGCAGTCTCCACAAGACGCGCGAACGCCGCCGCGTCCGCCTCAAACTCCACCAGCGCGTCGGCCTGCTCGAGCGTTAGCTGGTGCTCGCGCGCCGCCGACGACGCCGCCGACGACTTACCCACCGCGAGCGCGGACTTCACGACAGCTGGCTTCTCGCCCGTGCGCTTCGTGATCTCCCGGAGGTTCATGCCCTCGAACGACAGCTGCTTGAAGGCCTCGACGCGCTCCGATGTCGTGAGCTCTTCCCGCTGGTCGTTCTCCACCAGCTGCTGCACGATGCGCTGCGTCGTAGCCTCGTCGGCAGTGACGATGTAGACCGGCATCGAGGTCAGTTCGGCCTCACGGGCAGCAAGGGTGCGGCGCTGACCGGCACGAACAACCACCGATCCGTCCTCCATGCGGTGCGCGAGCACCGGAGTGAGCACGCCGTTCTCCTTGACGCTTCGGATGAAGTCCGGAGTGAGCGGCGCCGATGGTCGGACGTTCTCCTCGAGGATCAGGGCGGTCGGTGCGACGTGCTCGAGCACGCCCTCAGGTGTTCCGGTCATGATCGTTTCCCTTCGTTGTGCCGGCGCTCCGCCGGCGTGGTCTTGTTTGCTGTCTTGTTCAAGTCGGTGCGGATGCGGACGACCGTGCGAGACGCGCACCCCAGGTGTTCCGCGATCTGTTCGGCGCTCCAGTCGCGCTCGGTGAGGAGGCGGACGCATTCACGGCGCTCGGCAGGCATGAGACGAACCGGGTCACCAGCGAGCGCCAATGCGATGGCGGCATGGTCAAGAGGCTTCGAGGTAGCGACCTCGGCGCGGAAGTGCGCGACAACGGCCGGCTCGACATGCACCCACTCAGAGATCTCTACGTCCGTGATCTTCGGCACTCGAAGCAGGTGACGGATGTTGGACTCCTGCAGCGGCGACACCGTGAGCACAACAATTCGTTCAGCCACCGCATCCGGATCGACACCAGCCAACGCGGCACGAGCACCCTGGACGATGACCTGAGGCACCGAGAGGCCACGACCAGCACCGAGAGCAGCGAGCTTCGCCCAGGTGTCACCAGAGAACTTCACGTGGTGGTCAGCGGAGCTAGAACGCGGGGACATCTGAGAAGTCGTCATCGAAGGCATCAGCTGGCCCCTCCAGGTGCGAGTTGTCTTTCCCTGCGCGGCGGAGCAACTCCCATTGGCGGTTCTTCGAGCGAGCAGTGCCGCAATGCCTGCAGTCGTACTCGGCCCCAGCGGGGTGACGATGACAGAAGGGCTCTGGTGGGAGCCTCACGCTCTCGCGCTCCCGCCCGCTCGCGCTCCCGAACTCGACCCGCGCGCTCTCCCTCTCCCCTAAGCCACGATTCGCGACACGATTCGCGAATGAATTCGCGAACGAATTCGCGAACGGGGGCTCCGGGTACGTCGACGGATTGCGGCGATCCACCGTGCCCAACAGATCCGGGGCGATCTGGAACAACGAACGACCGTCCTCGTCCGCCCACAACAGCAGGAACCCGGACTCGGCGAGGTACAACATGACCTCCTCGATCCGCTCCGGCGACACGACGTCGTCGTCCGACAACATCTCCCGCTGCATCCGACGAGGCAGCACCTCCCCCCGCCCGTGATCGTCCGCCCACGCCATCAACGCGGTCGCGAAGAACCGCATCCCCATCGGCACCGCCGTCACCCGCGGATCGCGGAAGAATGACGGCTTCACCGTCCTCTGCCTCCGCATCTGCATATGCCTGCGTTCCCTTCAAGATCAAGTCGATAGCGCGATCAATCTGCCGAGCGGACACGCGAACGCACTCCGACCAGCCATGACCGCGAGGCATGTGCTCCCACGCGTCGAGGTTGTCGCGGAACGCCGGCTCGAAGACACGACGCAGCTCGGCAAGAGCAGCGGCCTCCCACGACGCCGGCGTGCGCCGGAACGCGAAGAGGATGCGCGCGCCGTGCTCCACGAGCTCACGGATGCGCGACCCGCTCGGCACCGCGCGGCCCACCTTCAGCACGCCCGACTCCGGCCACCACGCCACGTACGTCGTCCGAAGATCAGGCGCCGACATGACGCACCCGACCCGCCGCCGACAAAGCAGCGATCGCCAGCTGCTCATAGGCCTCTCGCACGGGGCCCGTCCAAGCGGCATCATGCTGGTCACGGTTCAAGTACGTCGAGCGGTTCGCGTCGTACATCGCCCGAGCCGCGCGGGTGATCTGCTCAGCAGAAGCCGGCAAGGCCTCCACGCCATCCTCAGCGAAGTCACCCGTCGCCCGGATCGCACTCGCCTGACCGTTCAACCAGGCGACGGCCTCCCACACCGTGTCGAGCTCCGTGTCCCCGAGACGCCAAGCGGCAAGCTCCAACGCCTCCGCCGCGGCCTCATGGTCAGTCTTCTGGTCGCTCATGCGGCGAGCCCCCACTTCTCGTACTCGACGCGGCCATAGACCGCATGCATCATGGCGAGCGCATCCTCCTCAGTGATTCGGATGCGCTCGAGGTCATCGAGGCGGAACCAGATGCCGACGTGCTCGTAGAACACCGGCACGTCCTGGCACCGACCCTGTTGCTGAACCCAGCGGCGAACCTTCCACCCATAGAGCAGTGCCTTCGTCTGCAGGTCGCGCTCGGTGCGGTCGTTGCACTCGAGGCAAAGCGTCAGCCCCTCATCCACGAGCGGCATGATCTTTGATCCGCCCATGCCCACCGCACCCCGATGCTGGAACGTCAGCAGCGTGTGCGTGCCGCACGAGGCGCACTGGTTGCCGTCACGGAAGTAGACCTCCGTGCGAACATCCGACGTCGGCGCGATCACTTGCCCGCCACCTTGGCCTGCGCGTTGCGGTCGACCGACTCGGCCTTGAGGATGCGCTTCCACGCGTCCTGCTGCAGGGCCAGCTCCTCCGCGGACGGAAACCCGTCACGAGGGCGACCCTGCTTCGCGAGCGCCTGGATCTCATCCCGCGTGAAGAACACCGCTACCTGATCTGCGGCCGCGCGCGGCTCGGCTGCCTTCGTCATGCCGTCACCCCCGCACCCATGCGAGCGAACGCCTCGCGGAGCACGTCCTCACGCGACGTGCCGAAGACGACCATGTCGGGAGCGACGCGAACCATCCAGATACCGGACGGCTCCTGTCTCGGCTCACCGAGCTCGAAGGTGGACCAGTCAACCAGGCGCACAGCCCGACGGCGCGCTGCTCGAGCACGCAAGAGCTGCACGGCGCGACGAGTGACGAGCACGAGCAGAGCCAGGAGACTCAGCTGCAGGAGCGCGTGCAGGATGCCGACGACGATCATGCGAGGCACCCCCGCACGAGATCCGAGGCGCGACGAACCAGCGTCCACGCAACGGCGTGCCGCTTCCGGCGACGGTCGAGCTCGATCACGAGGACACCTCCTCGTGAGCTTCAATCCACGCCGCGCGCGAAACGGCAGCCGCGTAGCAGGGGAGGCACGGCACGGCCGTCCCCGACGGATGCTCCGAGCAGAACCCCGGCGGGGGCGAGAGTCGGACCTGACCACCGACGAGCGGGCCCGCCGGCGCATCGCGGCGCACCGCGTCGAGCACCCAGACGAGCGGGATCAACACCGCGAGCGCGAGAGCACCTCCCGCGATGTTGCCGAGAACCGCCAGAACGGCGACACCTCGGCTATTCTGCTTCGAGAGAGACATTTTGCCTTGCCTTTCGTTCAGAGCCCTCGCGAGTACCAGTCGCGGGGGCTCACTTCTTTGTGAGCTAGACCCGCTGGGCCTCTACTGGGGATGCGTCGCTTGGCGTCAGGAGCGCCGCGACGTCGCGGCGCTTGAAGCGGCGGTGGCCAGTTGGGAGCTTGGATGCCTCGAGACGGCCGTCCTCGACGTAGCGGTCGAGCGTGCGGCGACTGATGTTGAGCACATCCATCGCTTCGGCGGCGGTCAGGTTTTCATCCGCCTCAACCTGTTGAGCTTTCGTCAT